AGATACATATTAGGATTATTATTATTTCTTTCTGTTACATTAGGACAAGTAAACGACAAAAACTTTAAACAGAATGTAAATGGTGGTATGGTTGTTGTAGTTGTCACAGCTGAGTGGCAAGAACAAGAATTAGATGAGGATATTCTAAAGGGTGTAAAGGGATATCAAGATTGTAAGATTATCAAAGTAAAGAGTGAAGACGCCCCAAAGGTTGTAAAAAAATTAAGGTTTAGAAACTTTCCATCTCTGGCTTTATTCTATGATGGTTCTAAGAAAGAAACTTGGAAAGCAGATATGGATGGAGAGTTGGACATAACCAACAAAGATATAAAAGGCTCTATAGACGATGTACTAGCAGAGGATGTATTTTAATGTATGTAATTGTAGAACCATGCGTTGGAACCTGTGATACTGCTTGTGTTGAAGTCTGTCCAGTTGATTGTATTCATGGGCCTTTTGATAAAGAGGGAGCTGGTGAGGAAGCTAAAGCAGATGGATTTAATCCTGATGGACTACAGCTATACATCAATCCCGAAGAATGTATAGATTGCGGTGCTTGTGAACCTGAGTGTCCTGTTGAGGCTATATTTGAGGAATCTGAGATACCAGCCGAATGGGAAAAATATATTGAAATAAACGCCGATTTCTTTGCGTAATGGAGAAAAAAATTGGGTAAAGAAGATTTAAATAAAGATTATCATAAATCAGACCAGAAACATTTTATTAACACTAAGTTAATAGAAATTATGGAATACAGACAATCACGAAAGTGGTATGTCAGTATATCCGTAGTTGCAATATTTTCTTTTATACTAGCTATGATGATTTATTATATGAGCGAAGGTAAAGATGTAACAGATGGATGGAAAGAAATCCTACTACTAATGTTAGGTGGTTTCGTAGGTTCATTTGCAAAGGTTATTGATTTTTGGTTTAACAATCAAGAGAATGATAACAAGCTCTTAGAACATGCGGATGACTAATGAAGAAAAAACATTTGGTAACACTAGTCAGAACAATAAAAGATATATTATACGCTCACAGAAAAGCGGATTGGGATAATAAAGACGTTGTAGAAACTGTATCCGAAGTTATTACCAAGAAGTTTGCTAACTACATGAAGGAACAAGAAGGTTTAGAAAGAATGGGTAAAACCGAGGAAGATTTCATGATACCACCGGGTGGGTTAAACAGATGAACATAGCTACATTAGCAGGACATTTAGCATTTGGATTAATTGCCTTTTCGTTTTTAGTAAAAGATATATTTTGGTTACGTATACTATCTATACTTGCAAGTTTATTTTCAGTATTTTACAATTACACGATACCAACAGAACCGATGTGGTTGGCTATCAATTGGAACTTTATATTTATCGCTGTTAACATTTATCATATAGGTGTGATACTTTACGAAAAGCGTGAGGTAAAGATGGATGATAAAGACCAAGAGTTATATGATACATTATTTAAAGAGATGACTCCTGTAGAATATCTAAAGATTAGTAGAGCTGCTAAGTGGGAGTTGGTGAAATCGGGACAAAGAATAATAACACAAGGAATGCCTGTACCTGATTTGTATCTTATATACAATGGAACGGTGGATGTTATTATAGATGACGAATATATTGCCGAGTTAAAAGATGGAGAGTTTGTTGGTGAGATGTCATTTCTAACAGAGAAGGTTGCCACAGCGACCTGTAAAGTTAAATATGATGCACAATGTTTGGTATGGAAACAAAAAGAATTTAAAGAGTTATTAAAACGTAATCCATCGTTATATTTTACAATACAGTCGGTATTGTCAGCTCAAGTATCGGATAAGTTAGTAAGTAGTACTAAAAAATAAAGTTATAGATATTTATTTAAGAATAGGTATAGGATTTAGTCATGAATTTAAAAATGTGGAACAAGTGGAAAGATTTTCGTCTAAATGAAGATTTAAAAGAAGATGGACATACAGACGTACCATCTGCAATTAGAAAATTAAAAACATCTATAGAAGATGCAAACGAAATTACACAAAAACTTCAGTCAATGTCAGATGAAGAATCTTTACCTAGTTGGTGGAGTGATAAGATTACATTGTCTGCAAACTATCTTAATAAAGCTCGTGATTACATTTTAAATCCAAATGAATCTGTAAATGAGAATAGGGAAATCGATAAAGTATATGGTGATTTCGAAGTTCTATTAAAAGACTTTGAAAAAGAGTTTATTAGTTTATCAGCTCAAGCTGGAAGAGCAAACGATAATAAAGCGGATGAGAGAATTATGATAAAAACACTTAAAAAACATCTCCCCCCTCTTTACAGTATGGTTCGTTCTTGGAATAGGAGCAGTAAGCGTGATTAAGTTAAAAAAAATATTATCTGAACAAATAAAACCTGCTAAAAAGTCTGATGTAAAGAAGATGGAAAAGATGGCTAATAAGATTCTTTCAGATATGAAAAAACTTAATAAAATGTTTGAAAAACTTCATGACGCTCGAACTAGTAATCCAAGTGCATATCGTACATTAAAGGATTGGGAAATGGTACAATCTGATGCAAGTGGTCAATATGGTGGTTGGTTTGAGTATGTATATGATAGTGATAACGTGGAGTAATTATGAGTAAAGTAAAAGAATTTAGAATACCTGCGGGTGAACAAAAATTAGTTTACCAATTCAAAGGATTTACAGCATCACAGATGGATGAACTAGAAGCTATGTTATCTAGAGCAGGAATAGTTACTACACCTGACTTTAATAAAAGAACCATAACTACATATTCAAATAGAGATGCCATGAAGTTAAAAAAGAATAAGTCAATACAAAGATTTATAAAATCAAAAGGTGGAAAACAAATCAAAGAAGGAACTTGTGGTTACGGGTTAGATGGTAAACTTGGTGAAGAACCAGCCGGTCCCAATTTAAGAAAAAAAATAAAAGATATATCTAAAGATAAAAAAGAAAGTAGAAATAAATCTTTAGGTGAAAAAGATTTGATGAAATACTTAATGAAAAGATTTAAGTTTAGTAAAAAGAAAGCAATTGATACTATGAAGAAAGCTGGATTCAATACTTCTATGTTAGATGAGAGACTTAAAAAAGGTCAAAAAATAATTGCAGTAAATCCTAAAGATAAAACACTAAAAGGAAAAGATGGAGTAATATATGATGTAGGTATAGGTAACTCTCAATCTTATATGGTACAGGTTGGAAAAGGAAAGAAAACTAGATTTGCAATTATGACTGATAAAGAAATAAAACTAAAAGAATCTGTATTTGATTTAGACGAAGCTTGTCAAAAAGGATATATGACACATCCTACTCGTAAGACAAAGATTATGTTTGGTAAGAGATATAGGAATTGTGTAAAGAAAGAAGGAGTTGATACCACAATGACTTTGGAACAAGCTGGTAGGATTGTAGATAATATCTGTGTAAATTGTGGTGACTTTGCAAATGAAAATTTAAGAAAATGGTTTAAAGACCGTTGGGTTAATATTGGTAAAAAGAAAAAGGGTGGGGGACATCCACCGTGTGGTACAAGTGGTAAAAAAAGAGCGTATGCTAAATGTGTTCCAGCCTCTAAAGCAGCTCGTATGACAGATAAACAAAAGAAAAGTGCAACATCAAGAAAAAGAAGAGCACAGAATAAAGCTAACAGAGGTGGTAAACAATCAGCAGGACAAGGTAAGAAACCAATATACGTTTCTACTAAACCAAAGAAATAATATGATTAAGTTAAAAGATTTATTAACAGAAGCACCTAAGATTAAAAAAGTAAAGAATCTTTCAGTTCAGTATATGGATGCTGAATTTGTTGGTGATGTTGATTTTAGACCTGTCAGTAAAGCTTGGGTGTATAAAAAAGATAAACCGAAAAATAGTTATTTTTTAGTTGTTATAACTAAAACGAAAAATAAATATGAAATAGATTTAGGTAAACACAAAAACTCTGAAAGTGCAAAGAAATTTGCTAGTGGGTATTTAAAAAGAAAATTTAAACCAATGGAATCTATTGAAGAAAGTGTATCTGGTGATATATTAAGACAATCAGCACCTGGTGGTTCCAAACAGTTTCTGAGAGATTTTGACAAAGTGTTTAAGAAGAGGTCTAAAGAAATGGGTTACGGTAAATTGGATAAGAACGTTCAGACTACTAATGTTCAAGTTTCTAAACCAGCAGGTTTTGATAAAGCCATAAAGTTTGAAAAGAGACAAGGTATAGAACTTAGTTATCAATTCGATGAAGGGGTAATACCAGGTAGACCATCTCGTAAGTATTCATTGGATGATTTCAAAAAAGATTTAAAAAAGTTCAGCGGATATAAAATACAACAGAATTTACCAGTAATATTTACCTTAACCAAAGGTAAATTTGTATATAGGGTATCCTATATCGGAGCTATAAGTGGAGTTTTTGTTCATGGGGGTACAAGAGTATGATTAAACTAAAAGAAATAATCAAAGAAGGTAAGTATTGGGAAAACAGAGAATTTGGACAACCTCTACCAAAACTCAGGTTGGAACAAGATGTCGATGATAAACCAGAAAATAAAATTCCATCACATTTCGGTAGTGGGAAGGAAATAACAGTAAAAGGTTACAAGACGAAACACTTTGATATCTGTGCATCGGCCGTCAGTTTGTTTACAAAATTAGATAAAGTAGATAACGAAGAAGCTGATAAATACATAGTTGAAGCCGCAAAGGGTATGGATCACATTTTCGAGATGGAAAAAGCCGTTGTGAGAAGGGAAGCGTTGAATCACGACCCGATAAAACATGGAATAGAACTTACCAACAAAGTGTCATATCAGTTGGGGTATGTAGCTAAAATTATCGGTGATGATTTCATGGATGAGACACTATTTATACCTGACCACGTTATGGTCATGGTCAAAAGAATAGACAGTATCAAGATAGATGATACGGAGAAGGATGATGATTAAATTACAAGACCTACTTAAAGAAGAAAAAATAACAGAAGAAGCCGGTGTATTTAAAAACAAAGACGCCGACGCTTATCTGAAAGAACTACTTGATAGTTTAGGGGAACCCACTTATAAAAGTGAAAAGGAATACGGTTGGTACAATGTAACATTGAAAGATCCCTATTATGTTAAAAACCTTGACAAGGTTTATGTCATAGATGAATCCATACCACACTCATTTCCTGCTGACCATAGAGATTTTTGTTATTCACAATATACAGTACCAGAGTGGGCACCGAAAGAAGGTCAACACACAATTGATGCTCAGCTGTTTGAGGATTTTGCTAAGGTAACGGGTTCGATAATCATAGATGGACTGAAAGGTACTGTGACGGCTAGATGTGGTGATTTGGTGGCAAATGATGTTACGATAAATTTTGTTCTCGATGTGGTTGCTGGAAAGACAGAACCATCGAGAGATGAGTATAAAAAAAGAATATTAGCAACGAGGTAAATATGGACAAATACAATAAATCTGTACAACATAACTGATTTCATCACGCAACTTGGGGGGACTCCAAGTATAAAAGTGAAGGTGTGGGAAAGGTACTTTGGCATTCTTTAACAGAGGATGGTAAGGTCGAAATAGTAAATATTCAGTTCGGAGATAGTGTATACGAGGGTGTAAGCGTCAAACATCTTAAACCTATCAAAATGGAAGCTCATGGACATCCAGCAGCAAAAGAAAAAGAAAAAAAGGTTGATGATGATGACAAGAACGAAGTAAAAGAGATTACTATAAATGGAAAAAGATACAGAGCTGTTAAGTGAAAAAAGCTGGAGTAAAAGGTACAAGAAAAGTATAGATTGTAATAATCCGAAAGGATTCAGTCAGAAAGCACATTGTGCAGGAAGAAAGAAAAGGGAGAGTAAAATGAGTTCAAAGTTAGAAGAGTTGGTAGGTAAACCAATTACAGAAGAACAATTTGATGAAGCAGCTGGTAAGAAAGATGCTTGTTATCACAAAGTTAAAGCTCGTTACGATGTATGGCCATCAGCATACGCAAGTGGTGCTCTCGTAAAGTGTCGTAAAGTCGGTGCAGCTAATTGGGGAAACAAATCTAAGAAAGAAGGTTTGGGTGACAGAATGTCAAAGAAACTCAAAAAGCTCAAAGGTGTAAATCTAAAAAAGAAAAAAATTAAACTAAAAGGTAGAGGAGTCTATCAAGATTATGATGGATTAAAAGAAGACGTTTTTATAGAAACAAATACCAATGGTAAATTAAAAACAACTCACGTATATTACGAATCAGACGGTAAGGGTTACGGATACACTCTTGAGTTTGTAAACGAATTAAACGAAGCTGAATATCAAGGTCGTAAGGTAAAACTTGGTAAAGTCATGCAAGGTGATGTTAAGAAGTTTAAGGTATATGTAAAGAACCCAAAAGGTAATGTTGTTAAGGTAAACTTTGGACAAGGTGGTGACGCTAAAGGTGGAACTATGAGAATCCGCAAGTCTAATCCTAAAGCTAGAGCTAACTTCAGAGCCAGACATAATTGTGACAATCCAGGACCAAGACATAAAGCTCGTTATTGGTCTTGTCGCAAATGGTAAATCATCTCAAAGATAATAACTTAGGATATTGGGAACATTGGTGGAGAGCTATGAAGTTAAGTGGAGCTCTATTTATTCATGCGTTCTTACCTGATGTTCTAACTGATTACGCATCTAAGGAACTTAATGATGATTAAGTTAAAAGATTTACTAAACGAAGAGTGGTTAACACATAAAGGTAAAACGATGTGGTTTCCAGCTCATACCAAGCCTACTATAGATTGGATATCAGGTGGACAACATGTTGCTCTTTATCCTAAACAGATAGAATCATTGTTTGGAAAACAACCTATAAGTTCATTTCATGTTACATCACCAGAACATCTAAGACAATTAGGTAAGATAATCGGTAAGAAAAAAACCATATCAACATTTACTCGTGCTAATAACGATTCACCATTGGCAAAAGGTAGAGGTATTCAGACAGGCCTTGGTGGTATTATATTTTATATGAAAGGAACATTGTTAGCAAAGAACTATATGGACTTTGAAACAAAACCTGATAAGACAGGTCGTAGATGGGTTGAAGCTCATTACTTTACAAAGGATAGAATGAAGTTTTATAGGGCTATGAAGAAAGGTGGTATTGTAAAAAAAAGACAAAAGTTTTTTGATGATATATATGATGTAAAACAAAAGTATGAAAAACAATGGATGGATGGTGATATTGAATATGATGACTACCATAAACGTGTGGAAAAAGAAAGTGGTGTTTTTATAAACAAGTTTATCAAAGATTTCTTTGATTGGCAAAATAAATATTTAGAAAGAAACAAAGCAGCTATAAAAAAGTTTCTTAGAACACCAGACGACAAACCATCTGCTTGGTGGAACGAAGCATTAATATATGATACTAAAGTCATAGATGCTTTTGTAATGAGTAGGATAACAAAATCTCCTGAATGGGAATACAAACATAAAAAAGAAATGTTAAAATATGTTCCTGAAAGTAAAATAACTATAGGAACACCAAAAAAGTTTAGAGATTGGTACAAAGCTAGAGAAGGTATAATAGACCAGATATGATTAAGTTAAAAGACGTATTATTATTAGAAAACGATAGTAAGGACAGAGGTGGTGTCTTGTACTCTTGGAATGGTAAGTATTTACTATGTAAAGGAGAAGCATCTGGTAAATGGCATGTACCGAAAGGTCACATAAAAGAAGGTGAATCTCCGTTAGAAGGCTCTGTTCGAGAGTTTTTAGAAGAAACTCAAATATCATTACAAGGAATACCAAAACTATTAGATTCTTGGAATAATAAAGGTGGAAAGTTTTATTTATATTCACTAAAAGGTACGAAGAGATTAGTGCCTAGATTAAATCATGAACACACAGATTGGGGATACTTTTCTTCGTATGAATTACCATCACCAATGAACAAAGATATTGAAAAAATTATAAAACAAAAACATGGTATTTCAGAAACGTATTATGGTACAGTTATGAGAAATGTATTATTAGAAAGAGTTGACTATTATGATACTGCACAACAACTCGTAAAACAATACGGGTTAAAATCAAAAATAAAAATGGGTAGAGGTAAAGACTTTGGTGAATATGTACCTGAAACAGACACCATAACTTTACGACCATCATATCCTAATATAAAAGAATTTTTAATGACCATATTACACGAAATAGGTCACGCGTTAGACGCTAAAAGATTGGGTGTAAAAAAATATATAAAGAAGTATACACAGGCTGGAACTATGGCTACGTATCATGGTTTAGATCCTCATGACGATAATAAGTGGGAAGAAAAAGCAGAAAGGTTTGCTAGAAAAGAATTATCAAAGTGGTTGTAAAAAAAAATTGTATTTGGTGTTTTTAATTGATAGTTATAAATGGTTCCCTTTTAAAACCAAAAGAAAAGAATAATATATGAAACCTCGTTCGGCAAAGAATAAAGGTAAAAGGTTACAAAACAAAGTTAGAGATTTAATACTCGAAAAATTTAATCAACTAGAACCAGATGATGTTCGTTCAGTTACTATGGGAGATAGTGGTGAAGATATTTTATTATCACCTGCAGCTCGTAAACTATTTCCTTTCTCCGTAGAATGTAAAAATCAAGAGAAACTTAACATCTGGTCTTCTCTAGAACAATCTGAAACAAATAGTGGTAATCATATACCTATCGTTATATTTAAAAGAAACAGAAGTAAGACTTTTGTAGCATTAGAATTTGAAAAACTATTAGAATTATTAAATGAATAAAATCGTAAATCTTCTTAACAGAGTCATTGGTTCGAATGGAAACAAGTTAAGAAAAAGAGATGAGTATATGTATTGGTCACCATTCATCTCACATCATAAACCAAAGTTACAGATAAACATATCTACAGGTAAATGGCATTGTTGGGTATCTAATGTCGGTGGTCGTAATCTATTTCAACTTCTAAAAAAGGTTGGAGCTACAAAAGAGCAATTCTCTGAACTATCTGAACTAGTTGATGATATACCTAAATATAAACCAACAGACGATAAGATAGAATCTGTACAACTACCCAAAGAATATAAACCTCTTTGGAATGGTGGGGATAGTATTGTTAAAAGACATGCTCTTAGTTATTTATATAAACGTGGAATTACAGATGAAGATATTTTAAAATATGATATAGGATATTGTGATTCTGGTTTATACTCTAATAGAATCATTATACCGTCATATGATTCGGATGGTAAACTAAACTTTTTTGTCGGTAGAGATTTTTATAATAGTAAGATGAAATATCGTAACTCTACCACAAGTAAAGATATTATTGGGTTTGATTTATTTATTAATTGGGATGAACCGATAATACTATGTGAGGGTGTTTTTGATGCAATGGCATTTAAAAGAAATGCAATACCTTTATTTGGTAAAACTGTAATGACAAACCTAAAGAAAAAAATAATTGAATTTAGAGTTAAAATTATATATTTAGCATTAGACAATGATGCAATATTAGATGCTGTCAAAATATCAGATGAGTTTATATCAAATGGTATTGAAGTTAAAATGATGAAATTTGATGAAAAAGATCCTAGTGAAACAGGTTTTTCAAAGTTGTTATATTTAATTAATAGAACAACAGAAACTAGGTTTTCAGATTTAATGAGGATTAGATTAAATGGCAAAACAAAGAGACATATGGAAATTTAATGATGACGAGTGGAAAGTCCATATTAGTGATGATAAAGTGTGTGAGGAATTGGTTAACCGCTTCGGTTTACTACGTTCTACTATATACTATGAAAATGGTAGATTATCTGAAGAGACTTCTTGGGATGTGATAGTGCCAAATTCTAAAATTGACAAAGTTAAAAAGTTCATAAAGGATAATACTTGATACAAGAAAAAGTTAAAGTTCCGTTTCGTAAATTAAAATACATACATCATATATCAGACATACAGATTCGTAATCTGAAACGGCATAAAGAATACGAAGAAGTATTTGAAGGTCTGTACAAAGAGGTAAGAAAAAACAAAGATAATGCAGTAGCATATATCGGTGGTGATATAGCACATTCTAAGACAGACATGTCACCAGAACTTATCGACCAACTATCTAGATTGTTTAAGAATTTAGCTGACATATGTCCAACAATTATAATAGCTGGTAACCATGATTGTAATCTAAACAATCTAAATAGAATGGATTGTCTAACACCAATCGTTGATAATCTAAACCATCCTAATTTACATTACTTAAAAAGAACAGGTGTTTACACTTGTGCTGATACTGATTTTATCGTATGGGATGTATGGGACAAGGAAAAAGATTATATAAAAGCAAAGGATGTACCTGGTGATAGAACTAAGGTCGTATTGTTTCATGGAACTGTGGATAAGTGTGAAACTGATTTAGGATTCAACCTACCATCAGATGTTAAAATAACAAAGTTTAAAGGGTATGATTTAGGACTGCTTGGTGACATTCATAAAAGACAACATTTGAATAAAGAAGAAACGATATCTTATTGTGGTTCATTAGTTCAACAGAATCATGGTGAGGATATTGGTAAAGGTTATTTACTATGGGATGTTCCAACTCGTAAATCAAAATATATAGAGATACCAAATGACTATGGTTACTATACAATCAATATAGATAACAATACTTTGCCAGATTTATCAGACCTACCAAAGAAACCAAGACTAAGAGTTAGAGTTTCAAACACGAAACCATCAGAGTTGAAAAAACTTATGGCAAAAGTACATAAAATGGGAAAGGTTCAAGAGTCAGTAATAAGTAGAGTTGATGGTTTATCGACAGAGAAAGTTCGTAATAATAAAATTAATATCGGTGATGTAAATAGTGTTGATTATCAATTAAAACTAATTAGTGAATATTTAAACAACAATTATTTTATTGATGATGAGATGATGATAAAGATAAAAAATATTTTAACGGAGCTAAATACTAACATACCCGATGCAGATGTACAGAGAAACATAGATTGGAAACTAAAGAAGTTTGAATTTGATAACATGTTTAGTTACGGAGAAAATAACGTTGTAGATTTTACAAAGTTAAATGGTATCATTGGAATGTTTGCACCAAACGCTACTGGTAAATCTGCTCTATTAGATTCTCTTTGTTTTTGTTTATTTGATACTTCGTCACGTGCTTATAAAGCTGACAATATAATTAATAATTCAAAAACAACAATGTATTGTAAAGTTAATTTTGAGATTGATGGTATAGATTACTTTATTGAAAAAAGAGGTAAAAAGAATTTACGAACAGGTCATGTAAAAGTAAATGTAGATTTTTATCTTATTGATGAGAGTGGTGAGAGGGTAAGTTTAAATGGTGACCAAAGAAGAACGACACAGAAAAACATACAAAAGGTAATTGGTAGTTTCGATGAGTTTATTCTTACCACCATGAGTTCACAAAATAACTCAACTGTATTCATAGATAAAACACAGAAAGAGAGAAAAGAGTTATTATCTCAGTTTATGGGTTTAACCATATTTGATAGGTTGTATACACAAGCTGCTGAGGATATCAAAGAGGTAGACACTCTACTGAAAAACTTTAAGAAAGCAGATTACGATACTGAGTTGGCTAGTATAACACAAGATTTATCTATACTAGAAGATAAACATAAACAATTCAAATCTGATGAAAGAAAAGTTAAAAAAGAAATACGAGAAGTGTTATCTAAGATAAAAGAACAAACTGTTAGACTAAAACCTATAGATACTAATGTTAGAGATATAACTTTACTTACCGAAGAAAAGAAAAAGTTAGATGGTCTTCTGTATAAAGTTGATGAACAAACAGCAAATACAAAGACACAAGTAAAAACTTTTGCATTAAAACAAAAAGATTTGAACACTAGAATATCTCAATATGAAAAAGATAATGTAAATGAAAAGTATGCTAAACTAGAACAACTAGAAGAAGAAAGAGATTTATTTCAGATAGAGATTGATAAGTTAAAGGTAGAGGTTAGACAAAAACTAGATAAGATTGAAAAACTAGGTAATCTAACTTATGATGAAGATTGTGATAATTGTATGAGTAATCCATTTACATTAGATGCAATAGAAACTCAAAAGAATCTTGATAAAGATAAATTATTAGCTCAACAATATGTTTCTAAAAAACAAAAGATGGAAGATAGAATACAGAAGATGTTTAAGGTCAGAGCTTACAAAGGTGATTTAGATTCTTTAATGGAACAATTAAGTTCGTTAAATTTAGAAGAAACTCATACATCAACTCAACTTAATTTGTTAGAAGAAAAAAGAACAAACATATTTAATCAATTAAACTCTGTAAATTCTGAAATACAAAAATATCATAACCATGAAAAAGATATTTTGTTTAATTCACAGATAGAATCTGAGATAGATAATCTACAAAATCAGAGTGATAATTTAGATTATCAATTAGATACCGTTTCTAATAAGGTAAAGAAGTTGTATGCTGACATTAAAGTTCTCAAGACAAATGAGGAAAATATAAATAGTAATATTAAGAAAGTAGCAAAGTTAGAGGGTGACCATCAGGCTTATCAGTACTTACTAGAAGCAATTAGAAGGGATGGTGTTCCTTATGACCTTATCAGTAAATCACTTCCAACTGTTGAAGGTGCTGTAAATGACATCCTTTCACAGATTGTTGACTTTAGTATCATATTTAACATGGATGGTAAGGTTATTGATACTCATATTGTGTACGATGATGATAGGGTTTGGCCACTTGAACTAAGTAGTGGTATGGAAAGATTCATATCATCACTTGCTATTCGTGTTGGATTGATAAATGTTTCTAACCTACCACGTTCTAATTTCTTGGCAATTGATGAGGGTTGGGGTACAATGGATAGTGAAAATATTAATTCTGTTTATAGTTTATTTCAGTATCTAAAAACACAATTTCAATTCACTATGATTGTATCACATATAGATTCAATGAGAGATGCAGTTGATACTTTATTAGAAGTAAAGAAAACAAGTTCACATAGTAATATTATTTTTGATTAGAGTATAATATCCTTTTTGTACATTTTTGTTTTATTAGTTCTTCTAACAGAGCATACATTTTGTATCCATGATGTTTAGAATAATCTTTTAACATATCACGATACTCTTCTCTAATTTTTATATTTACAAATTTATCTTCCATACTTATAATTATCACTTACATCCTTTTTACCTACTTTTTAGATACTTTTAATTTATAATTTTGTCTTGTAGATATTTATACTTGATATATAAGGATTTTATCATCTATGGGATTTTTACCTAAACGATTAACACTACAAAACTTAGACCAAGTTAGTGTCTTTATTGAAGATACAAATAACGAATATTTTAATGTACAAGAAGTACCTGAGACAATAACGCAGGGAAGATATGCATTCAAAGTATTTGGTTCTGATTTTTTACGTGAAGGTATAGAATTAAAATTAGAACTTTTAGATTTTGAAGGTAATACCATATATCTAACTCCTGTTGATTTTATAGGAGAAGAAGTTCCACCATATGTTCCATATCGATATGTAACTATAGAAGTATACTCACCACCAATAAACGTTGCTGGATTAGCAACACTAACTATCTTAGGTGAAGTAAATCCAGACATAGTTGATGTTCCAATAGAGTTTCAAAATGCTTATAATGTTAGATATCAAAAAACTATAAACGTTGATTTATCTTCTACGATAAACACACAACCTATAAGATTCTTTAAAAACCCAACCACAGAGTTTGAAGAAATAGTACAACCAAAAACAGTTTTAACTCCTGTAAGTGAATCTATAGTAATATCAACAGGACAAGGAATACCACGTTCAGACTTAAAGGGTAAAACTATAGAGATACAATCTGGTAGTTTAGAAAAAGAGGCACTACCAAATGAGGTATCAGATACATTCAAAGACCTTAGAAGATTTAAGGATGAGTATAAATATAAGACAGGACTTAGAGGTAAAGTTCCAGCCATAATAAAAAGACGAGGATTGTCTAGAAGATTTGCTTCTTTAGAAGAACCAAAATTTAAAATAAAATCAGATAGTGCTGTTTTCAAATCTGATATGCAAGGTGGAACTATAGAAATACCTGAAAGGACCGTGACGATAGTAAAAACAGATTCACAGACAGGTCGTGCGATAGAAGAGGTAGTAACTGTACCTAAGTTCAAAACAAAAATATTAGAGGTAATAGATGAGAACACGATAGTTCCTGAAGAACCACCAACCGTACCATTACCAACAGGAAGTCAGCCTGTAGGAACTGATATACAAGAAGTTACCATAGAAGATTTTTCAAATACACCAATAACAGCTTCATTTAATGTTACCGATACATCACCATCTCAGTCATCTGTTCATTTTGATTCTATGTTAGATTTAACAATAAAAGATATGAGAACTTTTTCAGGTGACATTTATAGAATTAGAGTACATGGAAATAGTGAAGCTGCTGGTAATGATTTTACAGTTTTATCTGATGTAATAGTAGAGTCTCCTGAACTTTTAGTTGATAAGGATTCTTCATCTGGTACATTAAGAACTGGATATTTTATAAATCAAAGTCACATAAACACGTATTGGAATACATTTTCAATAAACGAAAGTGTAAAAAGTACAAAAGTTTCTGCAACACATACTGGTAGTCAATTCATTGACTCGTTACTAATAAGTGGTTCTACTTCTGGTTTGAATGAGAGTGTCGTTATAGAAACAAAACCGTTGAAATCATTTACATTGAGGAAAGATGTTGCTTACACTTTATCTGCAAAAGTAAAAGGAAAGACCACACAAAAAGTAATATCATCAGATGGTTCAAAGTCTAGAAAAGGTAAACTGTTTTTTCATTTGTCTGGTTCAAATCTTAATACATCTCAAATAATAACATCACATACAAACTTTGGTTCTGAGTTAACAGATGAAGCCACAAGTGAACCAGTTGTACTACAACTAGATGAAGATGTAGATGGTATACAAAACTTTGAAACCATAGAACATACGTTTAAACCTAGATTTAAACTAGACAAAACTGTAAGTACTGATACAATTTTACAAATAAGAGCAGAATCTGGTGAATGGTTTATTAGTGACATATCCCTAAGACCAGCGATGGACACTGGTTTTTCACCTGATGAGTTTAATCTAAAAGTTCCGATACCTCGTTCTACTAGACCTGATAGATTTGATTTTTTAATAGAATATTTTGATATAAATAATAATGTAGCTGAAACTGTAACCGTTTTACAAGATGTACCAATATCAGGATCGGCTTTGGTTATAGATGGAGATGGTAATCTACTAACTGGTTCAATGTTTATGGGTAACGCACTCGATTCTGGTATTGAAATGGCTGGTGTAAACTCTGCATTTATGAGGTCAGTTGGGTATGAAGGATTTGAAAGTGCTTCTTTAGCTGGTAAGGGTGGATTCATGATATTTAGTGGTTCTGTCTTACCAGATGCACCTGATAATTACGAGGGTGCTGGTATAGAAATTCATGACGGTGTAATTGGAGATGATGAAAGTTTTTTAAAGTTTAGAACAAATCCATCTGTATTCGATGTAAAAACATCTAAATTTTTCTTAGGTGGTTCAAATCAATTCATTAGTGGTTCGAATGGAAACATAGAGATAAGTTCTAGTAAGTTTCATATTCAACCTGATGGTGATATTGTAGTTAGAGAAATACAAGCTGATACTGGTACTGTTGGTGGATTTGATATTGATGATGGTTCATTAAAGGCTGGTACTGGTAATAGTGCTATAACAATGAGTGCAACAGAAAAAATTATATCAATGGGAAGTGGTTCTACTTTTGATAAGGGCAGTCTACAAGGTGGTTTCAGAGTAGGTATTGATACAGATGGTCAGTTTAAATTTGCTATTGGAAATGCTGGTTCATTTATTCATGCAGATGAAAGTGGTGTAAGTATTAAATCTGATAGTTTTGTTGTTACTGCTTCAGTTGCAGAAATTGATGTTGATGTATATAAATTAAGTGCTAATAACTTATTTATAAGTTCAAGTGGTGGTGGTTTTATATCTGCTGGTAATCCAAGACCTACTGGTATTAATGGTACGAACAAGGGAATATTCCTAAGAGGTAATCCAGCTGCAGCATTAATAGGTGATGCAAATGGTAGTCATATCAAATTTGATGGAACAACTACAAGCATAAGTTCATCTGAATTTGTATTGGGTGGTTCTGATAATTTTATAAGCGCTTCACTTGGAAATATTAAGATATTTAATACTGGTGAAACTACATTAAGTGGTAGTTCTGTAAACATACAAACTCCTAAATTTTTCTTAGGAGGAAACTCTCAGTTTGTTAGTGGTTCAAACGGTAACGTAGAAATAAGTTCATCAAACTTTCATCTTGATAACGATGGAAACGTTACAATGCAAGGAACTATAACTGCAACAGCAGGTGAGATTGGTGGGTTCTCCGTAACCGATGATGCTTTATCTTCAAATAACTTTTTAATTAGTGGTTCTTCTACTGGTAATAATTTCTTTATATCTTCATCTAACTTCAATGTTAAAGCAACAGGAGACGTAACTGCATCAGCTTTAGATTTAACTGGTGGTTCTGTAGGTGGGTTGACAGTATCAACTGGAGTGGTATCTGTTGGTGAAATATTAAAACTAAAAGATAGTGGACAGATAACTGGTTCTCAAGTATTATTTACAGGTGGTAAGATTGGTGGTTTCACAGTAGATTCTGATGAAATAAAAACTACAGAATTGTTGATAGATTCTTCTAATCAAAGAATTACACTTGGAGCATCAAACTCTATAAAATTACAAGGTGGTTCTGATAGTTTTATTTCAATGGGTAATAAGTCTACCTTTTCAAATGAAGGAACAGGAACCTCTGGTATCATTATCGGTATGGATTCTACAAATCCACAAGCAGAGTTTGTAAAAGATGCCAATAATTATTTTATATTTGATGACGGTATCGACATTAAAACAGACACTTTACGGGCTAGTGGAAGTAACATTGTTTTAGAAGCTCCAAGATTTTTTCTTGGTGGTAATACAAATTTTATTAGTGGTTCAAATAATAATCTAAGAATATTTAGTTCAGGTAACACAACACTTAGTGGTAGTCAAGTAAGAATAGAAACTCCTAAATTTTTTATGGGTGGAACTCAACAGTTCTTAAGTGGTAGTAACGGTAATTTAGAGATAAGTTCAAGTGGATTTCATTTAACACCACAAGGAGATGTTTCTGCTAGTAATATACTTTTAGGTAATAAATCAATCGGAGACTTCTTGGAGTTTGTTGACGGTGTATTGACCGTACAAGGTGAAGTATCAGCAAATGCTATAAATACTCCTGCGTTAGCACCAACACCAAGTGCTTCAATAACTGCAGACGGATTTGCTAGTTTTGTTTCTGCATCTATTGCTAATTTTGAGGTATCAACCGATGAAATAAAATCATCCAATGAAAGTTTAAGACTAAAATCAGGTGGACAAATTACAGGTTCAAACGTATTATTTAGTGGTGGTACAATAGGTGGATGGACTATTAATTCAACTAACTTTGCAAGTTCAGGTGGTGGTGGAATCAGACTTAATTCAAACGGAAATAATGCAGAGATATCTATAAACTCACACTCCTTTGGAAATGAAGGAATACAATTAGGATTTAATAGTGGAGCTCCAAGATTCTATGTTGGTGATGGTGGCCAGAACTTTTTGAAATACACAACAAGTGGTGGTGTGGATATCAAAACAATTAAATTTGAATTAGATACACCTGGTCTTGAAATATCATCGGCAGTGCCTTCTATGTCTTTAGGAACAAGTCAAGAAATAATGATGAGGGGTGTAAGTAATAGTCCATATATTGCGTTACAACCAAGTGTAGCTCTTGTAGATAAAGCTTTTGGAGAAATAGGAGTATTCTTTGGAGTAGCGGGAGGTTCAACACCATTGTTTTCAGCAGTGGGTAGTGGTGGTCATTTAAAATTTAACGGAAGTACCATTGATATTAACACTAATACTGCTGTTATAAGTGGTAGTTCAATTAGATTAGAGACACCAAAATTTTTCTTAGGTGGTAGTGGACAATTTGTAAGTGGTTCAAATGGAAACGTAGAAATAAGTTCTTCTAATTTTCATTTAGATAATCAAGGTAATGTTGTCATGTCTGGTAATATTACAGCCACAACAGGTGATATTGGTGGTTTTACAATTGGTGACGATTTATCAAATAGTGGTGGTTCGACTTTAAAATTAAAAGGTAGTAGCGGTCAAATTACAGCGTCAGCTGCTCAGATTACAGGAGATATAACTGCTAATACGATTACAGCAAATACTGCTGGTACAATTGCTAATTTTCAAATAAGTTCAGCTGAAATAAAATCATCTAATAATATATTAAGACTAAAGTCTAACGGTCAAATATCGGCATCACAAGCACAAATTACAGGAAAGATTACTGCAACAAGTGGTCAAATAGCTGGATTTACGATAGACGGTAATCAATTAACTGCTACAAATTTTGCTTTAGATGCTAGTGGTAAATCAATTTCTTTAGGAACTGGAGATACAATTTTTATAGCAGATGCAGATACTGGTATTCAACTAGGAGACTCTACGTTTGCTGATGCACCATTTAGTGTAACTACTGCTGGTGTTTTAAAATCTGTGTCTGGTACTATAGGTGGATGGACTCTTGGTTCTAATACAATAGTTGGTAATAATTTAACTTTAAATTCAAGTGGACTTATTGAGACTAATGATTTTGCTAGTGGAGTTAAAGGATTTAGATTAGATTCATCTGATAATGGGACTGCTGAATTTGAAAACATATCTATTCGTGGTACTTTAAAAACAACTGTGTTTGAAAAAGAAACTGTAAACGCCGTTGGTGGTCAACTATATGTTGCTAACTCAACCACATTGACTGGTTCATTGGCTATTTCAGCGAGTGCTGCAACAATGAGTGTTGTGAATGTAAGTGGTTTTACTGGTAGTTATAGTAATGATGGTGAGATATTAGTTGCTAAAAAGATTACAGATACTGGTTTTTCAACAGAGTATATTTTAGTACAAAGTGCATCAAGAGATGAACCAAATAGTGATACCAATTTTGCTGGTAAACTATATGTTGTTAGAGGTTATAATAGTGGTAGTAGTGGTGACTTTTTAGGGGATAATGCAAATCAATCACAATCACTTTCACCAGGTCAAGTATTAGCTTCTACTGGTAGAATAGGAACTGGTTATATAAGACTAAATGCAAATCCAAACGATACAACAACACCTTTCATAGACATTGTTGAAAGAACTGGTAGTGGAGTTTATGATGTAGATTTAAAAGCTAGACTTGGTGATTTAAGTGGACTAAGTACGGATAGATTACATGGTACAAATCCTGCAAATGCTGGTTTTGGTTTATATAGTCAGAATGTTTTTCTAGAGGGTGGTATAGTTGCAAACACAGGTTCTATTGCTGGAATAGAAATGGAATCTAGTAAACTATATACTGGTACAGGAACTCATGGAAACTCTAATACTGGATTTTATATAGATAGTGGTAGTAAATTTAGTTTAGGTGATAAGTTAGTTTGGGATGGTAGTACCTTAACAGTAGAAGGAGCTATTAATATAACAGGTGGTGGAGCGGTTGCAGACCAATTAGCTGCATTAAATACAGCAACTGGTTCTTTACAAAATGATATAAATACCGTTGAATCAAATGTATCTGGTGCTTTTACAGAAGCTTCATCATCTTTAGCATCCGATATTGTAACTGTGGAGTCTAACGTATCAGGTGCATTTACATCAGTTTCAGAATCAATTGCAGAAAAGTTAATCACAGATTCAAAAGGTTTGTTATTAGACATACCAAATTCACCAAGTGGACAAGGACTATTTTTAAACCATCCTTACATGGGATTCTACGATAACTCTGAGTTCACCGCTTTTATTTCTGCTAGTGGTGGTTTCTTATTTAAAGCAGATGACAATAATCTTATATCATTTGGACAATCTGTAACTGGTGGTGATGGTTTATCAACCAAGTCGTTTGTTCTTAAATCAGACAATGTTTTCTTGAGTGGTTCAAAAGTAAATATTTTAGGAGAGAAATTTTTCTTGGGTGGACAATCTCAATTCGTAAGTGGTTCAAACGGAAACATAGAGATAAGTTCCTCTAATTTTCATTTGGATAGATCTGGTAATGTAGATATGTCTGGTAAGATTACTTCTACAGAGGGTACTATAGGTGGTTTTGATATTGGTTCAACTCAAATATCTAGCTCTAATGGTGGGTTGATATTAAATGCAGATGGTGGTATTACTGGTTCTAAGTTTAAGTTAGAAGGTGGTATTATTACTGCTGATGTTACGATAGAAGGTGACTTATCAGCTAATAGTATTTCAACACCAACTGGTGGTTCACCTACAGCACAAATTACTGCACAAGGATTTGCAAGATTTGTCTCTGCTTCAATAGGTGGGTTTAATGTTTCTGATAATCAAATCAATGATAATGATGAAGATTTGGTATTAAAGTCAACTGGTGAGATAACTGCTTCTAACGCACAGATTTCAGGTGATATAACGATAACTGGTGGAAGTGCAAAATCACACCTAGAAGCTCTAGGAGAACAAACTGCATCATTAGATTCTAGTATAGAAGCCTTAGGTCAAACCACAGCTTCATTGAATAGTGCTACTGCATCATTACAGAGTAATATAGATACAGTCGAAACAAATGTATCAGGTGCTTTTACAGACACTTCTGCTTCTATAGCTTCATCGGTAAACACGGTACAGAGTAACTTAGATAGTGGACTAGCTTCTGTTAGTTCATCTGTATCAGGTGCATTTACATCTACATCAGCTTCAATAGTATCTACGATTACAGAAGTTTCCTCATCAACTGTAGAGAGGATAATGACAGATGCAACTGGTTCAATATTACAAGTGCCACCCTCACCCGCGGGAAGTGGACTGTATCTAAACTTTCCACATTTAGGATTTTACGATGGTGCAGAACCATCTAGTACAACGTATACAGTTACAGCACCAGGTGGTTCGGGTGGTGGATATTATATAGATGGTGTTCAAAGAGCAACAGTAGAATTACAAGTTGGTTACACATACAGATTTGATACTTCTGATGGTAGTATGGGTAGTCATCCATTTAGATTTTCAACAGATTCTGGTAATAGTTCACAATACACAACTGGTGTTACCGTTGGTAGTGGGTATGTAGATATAATAGTTACTTCAAGTACACCATCAACTCTATATTATTATTGTACAAATCATGGTGGAATGGGTGGACAGGTGAATGTCGTGGATAATTCAGAATATAAAGCTTTTATATCAGCATCTGGTGGATTTTTATTCAAAGCTGATAATAATAACTTAATATCATTTGGACAGAGTGTAAGTGGTGGAGATGGAACCGATACAAAATCATTTGTTCTTAGGTCTGATAACGTATTTCTTAGTGGTTCTAACGTAAATATTTTAGGAGAAAGATTTTTCTTAGGTGGTTCAAACCAATTTGTTAGTGGTTCAAACGGAAACATAGAAATAAGTTCTTCAAAGTTTCACGTACAACCAGATGGTGATGTGGTAATGAACGACATAACTGCATCCAACGCTTTAATATCTGGTAACATAACAATAACTGGTGGTAGTGCTAAACAACATTTAGAAGCCTTAGGTGACCAAACCGCTTCACTTGATTCTAGTATAGAATCTTTAGGTCAGACAACAGCATCATTAAATAGTGCAACCGCTTCATTACAAAGTAATATAGATACGGTTGAAGCAAATGTGTCTGGTGCGTTTAGTGAAACATCAGCTTCTATAGCTTCAGATATAAACACCGTAGAGACTAACGTATCAGGTGCATTTACCGCTACGTCAGAATCAATAGCAGAAAGATTAATTACAGATTCTAAGGGACTGTTATTAGACATACCAAATTCACCAAGTGGAGAGGGACTATACTTAAATTATCCATATGTAGGATTCTATGATGCACCAACAATTACTGATACCACATATGTAGTTACAGCTCCAGGCGGTTCGAGTGGTGGATACTACATAGATGGTGTTCAAAGAGCAACAGTAGAATTACAAGTTGGTTACACATATAGGTTTGATACATCTGATAGTTCAAATGGTGGTCATCCGTTTAGATTTTCAACAACATCCAATGGTTCACATGGTGGTGGAAGTGAATATACTACAGGTGTTACTGTTGGTAGTGGATATGTAGACATAGTGGTTACTTCAAGTACACCATCAACTTTGTATTACTATTGTACTGCACATGGTGGAATGGGTGGACAAATAAATGTGGTTGATAACTCAGAGTTTAAAGCGTTCATATCAGCTAGTGGTGGTTTCCTATTCAAAGCTGATGATAATAATCTAATATCTTTTGGTCAATCGGTTAGTGGTGGTGATGGAAGTAGTACAAAGTCTTTCGTATTAAAATCCGATAACGTATTTTTAAGTGGTTCAAAAGTTAACATTCTAGGTGAACGTTTCTTCTTAGGTGGTGGTAGTCAGTTTGTAAGTGGTTCAAATGGAAACATAGAAATAACGTCTTCCATGTTTCATCTCAATCCATCCGATAATAAGGTAGCAATTAGTGGTTCAATAACCGCTACAGATGGTACGATTGGTAACTTTACATTAACAGAAAATACCATATCTAGTTCAGCAAATCCTGGTGATGGTTCTACAATTACATTGGTTGTTACTGCAAATGGTAGTAGTAACTATATCATAGACGGAGTTGCTCAACCAGCACTAAACTTTTTAGCTGGTAACACATATAGATTCGATGTTTCAGATGATACAAATGGTAGTCATCCTCTTAGATTTACATTATCAGATGGTGGTACTGATTACTATACTACAGGAGTTACCATTAATGGAACTCAAGGAGATCCTGGATCTTACGTACAAATAGCAGTAACAAAAAATACACCATCTATTTTATATTACAGATGTACCGCTCATGGTAATATGCGTAATTCAATTACGATTGATAAAACATCACCATTAATTCTAGACGGTAGTAAAGGTCATGTAAGTGCTTCAAGATTCTTATTTACAGGTGGTAAGATTAGTGGTTCTAGTGTAGAGATAGATGTTGAAAATGTAAACATAAGCGGTAGTTCGGTTGACATAAGTACACCAAAATTTTTCTTAGGTGGTGACGCTCAATTCATTAGTGGTTCGAATGGAAACATAGAAATAAGTTCTAGTAAATTTCATCTAACAAAAGATGGTGATGTTTCAATGGAAGGAACTGTAACTGCAACTACTGGTGAAATAGGTGGATTTGCTATAACATCAAACGCTATATCAGAGTCTAACAACCGTTTAATACTAAGGTCAGATGGTAGGATAACCGCTTCGTTTATGCAAATGACTGGTGAAGTAAATATAGCTGGTGGTTCTGCACAGACTCACTTAGAAAACATTGGAGAACAGACAGCTTCGTTAAATACCAGTGTTGTTGCTATAGGAAATACAACAGAGTCATTAGATGCTAGTGTAGTTTCTATCGGACAGGCAACAGAGTCGTTAGATGCATCTGTAGTTTCTATCGGACAGGCAACAGAGTCGTTAGATGCAAGTGTAGTATCGATTGGAGAGTCTACCCAATCCTTAGACGCTAGTATAGTTTCAATTGGTGAAACGACATCATCACTAACCACAGCATCTCAATCTATGGCGTCAAGGGTTTCATTAACAAGTACTGGTGTTGATATTTTTGATAACTTAAGTAATAAATTAGCTGAATATACAGATACCGTTACGTTAGGTAGAACTGATGGGACAAATCAAAATGTTTTTATAGATAGTAATTCTGTTGATGTAAGAAAAGGAAATCAAGTTACTGCGTCATTTGGTGAAACAACAACTGTAGGTCCTACATCAGGTAGACACGTTAAGATTACCAGTAATGCTTTAGAGATAAAGACAGATGCAAACACAACAGTTTTATCAGCATCTGCTGCTGGTCTAGAGATGGAGGGTACTGTTACCGCTACAACTGGTGAAATAGGTGGATTTGCAATTACACCAACTGCTATATCTGAATCAAATGATAATCTTATATTGAGGTCAGATGGTAGAATTACTGCATCATTTATGCAAATGACTGGTGAAGTAAACATCGCGGGTGGTTCTGCACAGACTCATTTAGAAAACATCGGAGAACAAACTGCATCACTAAATACAAGTGTTGTATCGATAGGAGAATCTACTCAATCACTAAATACAAGTGTTGTATCGATAGGAGAAGCCACAGAATCACTTGACACGAGTGTGGTATCCATCGGAGAACAAACTGCATCACTAAATACAAGTGTTGTATCAATAGGAGAAGCCACAGAATCACTTGACACGAGTGTGGTATCCATCGGACAGGCAACTCAGTCATTGGATGCAAGTGTTGTTGCAATAGGTGAGACTACAGCATCATTAACCACAGCATCATCATCTATGGCGTCAAGGGTTTCATTGACAAGCCAAGGTGTTGATGTGTTTAATAGTTCCGATGAAAAAATATCTTCATTTTCAGGAACGGTTACGATTGGTAGAAATGCTAATAATGAATCAAGAGTATTTATAGATTCGGACTCTGTTGATGTGATAACAAAAAGTAGTGGTACAGACCAAACACATGCATCGTTTGGAGCTACAACTAGGATAGGTCTAGAAAGTAGTGAACATGTAAAAATTACATCTAACGCTTTAGAAATAAAGACAGACTCAAACACAACCGTGTTGTCAGCATCATCTGCTGGTCTAGAGATGGAAGGTACGGTTAAAGCAACTGCAGGTGAAATCGGTGGTTTCTTTATATCAGAAAACGAGATATCAAGTTCTCTAACACCGAAAAGAGGATTGGTGTTAAAACCAGGTGATTCTATTAGTGGATTTGGAAACTCAGCACATACCACAAAAACTGTAGAGGGAATGTTTAGTTTTGGAGTTGCTTCTGTATCACCACCAGTTGGTTCTGATGGGAATCGTCTTCTAAGAAGTTTTAATGCAGATGACTTAACATTGTTACAAGCTGAAGAACCAGCAACACCATAATCAAAGGTTAATAGTAAGGAGTAAAAAAAATGGCAGATTATCCATTTAAAATAAATATACAAACAAAAGACGGAAGTAAATTTTCATATTACACCTCTAGTTTTGCAACTGATGCGACTGGAGCGTTAAGTGCATCTGTTGTAGAAAATATTATTTCAACAGATCTACGTGCGGTTCAGTATACTGAGAGTATTGATGCACCATCTGCAGATGTGGCTGCAGATCATTTTGGCCATTCATCAGGTGGAGGAGTATATCTCTCAACATCAGTATCTGGTCCAAATACAGGTAGTATTATTTTTACTGATACCGAAACTACAACAAATGGGGGATTAGACCATTATATTTTTTACGGAACCAAAGTTTGTTCTGTTTTAGGATTACCAGAAGGAATAAAAATAAGACCTGAAACCTTTAGATTTTCAGATGATGACAATAATCCTGATAACTACATGTCTGGTGATTTAATATCAGATAGTATACAACTAAAACAAGGTTTTAAGATGGCACCACAGGCTCGTATGCAAAGTAACTTGGTTTGGGATGATTTAAATGGTGAGGGATTTATACAATGGGTAAGTGGTAGTAAGAGAAGAGCTTTTATGGGTTACGATGAAACTAAAGACTTATATTCTCTATTAGTATCTCAAATAACAGGTTCAACCGTAAAAGCAACAACCTTTACTGGTGCTCTTGCTGGTAATGCTACTAGTGCTACAACTGCTACAAACTTGTCTAATGGTACAGTATCACTTGGTCTAACCCAATCTGGTCCTGATAGTCCAGGTTTTGTTTTTAAAATATCGACATTAGGTAGTCAAACAGGCCTAGATGATAATGCAGTTCCTGAAGCTCAATATCCAATTGTAATATCGGGCTCTAATAATGGTGTAGGTCATGGTGGTGATATAATTTTACAAGGTGGTCACAATCAACTACATAGTGTTGGAAATGTTAGAGGGGGTAACATTACAGTTAGACCAGGTACTACAGGATTAGGTCAAGGTGGAATTGGAAGACCAGGATTTTTCTCAGATGGAAAGTTTGTAGTCAGCGGTAGTTCGGAGATTACTGGAGATATAACAGGAAGTGGTAATTTATCTATAGGCGGAACCTTAAATGGTAGAACCATATCAACACTACTAGATGGTACAAACGGAACTGATAATGAGATAGCAGTGTTCACAGATGCAAACTCTGTGGAAGGTGATGCTGATTTTACTTGGGATGGTGATATACTTAATATAAAGTCAGGTACATCATCTAGACCTCAGGTAATTATAGATAATAGTAATAGTAATGCAAATGGTGCACAGCTCATTATTCAAAAATCAACAACTGGTGAGGCTGATAATGATTCTATTGGTAACATAATATTTCGAAGTAATAATAGCTCTCATGCTATTCATTCTATCTGTAGGATAAATGCTACCGTAAGGGATGTATCAGCTGGTACTGAAGATGGTGAGATGGTATTTTACGCTCATGTAGCTGGAACAGAAACGGATATCTTAACCTTGGCTGATGGTACAGGAGCAACATCTTACTTTAGTAATCCACTTGGTGTAGGAGCTGCAGTTTCAACTGGTACTCTTTACATAAAACCAACATCTCAACAGAGAGCTAGTTTAGCTGCAGCTGTAAATAGAGGTTTACATTTATCAACTTTTAGTGATGTAAATGCAAATGATGAATTTTTTCCACCGGTAGTATGGCATTCTAACGATCCTGATTTGGATTCTGGTTATGATAATGTTGCTTTTATAACAGCTATAGCTCATGATGCTCACAATGGAACTACTAATAGGTCAAAGTTAATTTTGGGAACTGCAAATAATTCTACAGGTATGACAGAACACTTTAGAATTGACTTTGATGGGACTCTAACTGCTACGGACACAACTATCTCTAGTAACTCTGATATAAGAACTAAAACTAATATAGTAGATTATACAGGACCTACAACAGGTTCGATGTCAGGTTCCACATCTTTAGAATTGATAGAATCATTGAATATGAAACACTTTGAATATAATGGTGACTATGGTTCTATAAAGGGTAAAAAGAGAGCTGGTGTTATTGCACAAGAGATAACAGGTTCAGTTCCTTACATAGTAACTTCTGATAACCATCGGATAGATGAAAATTGGTACACAGAAAATGAAGATGGTAGTAGAGTTATGGTTACACCCACTGGTTCTATGACAGAAATATACAATGTTGCTTTAGGAGATTTAGTACCAGATATGATAAATGCTATAAAAGATTTGTCTCAACAGGTAAAAGAACTAAGAGCACAAATAAGTGGGAGTGGATAAAATTAAAAAGGAGAAATAAAATGTTAACAAAATTTGAGGACATAATAGAAATAACCTTACATCACGAGGGTGGATATGTAAACGATCCTGATGATTTAGGTGGAGAAACCAATTTTGGTATCGCAAAACGCTTCTATCCAGACGTAGATATAAAAAATTTAACGAAAGATGAAGCTTCAGATATTTATAGAAGAGATTATTGGGATAAAAATAAAGTAGATGAGATGCCCGAACAACTCAGGCACATATACTTTGATATGTGTGTAAATCAAGGTAAGGGAACTGCAGTCAAAGTTTTACAAAGAGCTTGTAATTCTAAGAAAGCTGGTCTTAAGGTAGATGGTGGTTTAGGTCCTAAGACGTTAGGAGCCATAAAAGAATATAATCCGTCTCTACCAAGAGTTCGTTGCTATAGACTGAAACATTATTATGATTTAGTAAACAGAAAACCTGAACAAGAAAGGTTCTTGTTTGGTTGGTATCGTAGAACAATGGAAGTATAAATGGACAAACTTACAGAGTGGTTGACAAAACCTTTTTTAGAAGAAGACATACTAAACGAAGGAGCTAGAGATCCTGGTATCTTTAAGGCTATCTTTTTAGCTGGAGGACCTGGTAGTGGTAAATCCTTTGTAGCACAGAAGCTATTCGGTATACCTGAAAAGATAAATGTATCTAAGACAGGTTTAAAGATGGTGAATCAAGACTCTGAGTTAGAGATGTTACTGAAAAAGTACTTCGGTACTACGGATATCGATAATATGCCTGATGAGTTATTTCAAGATTTAACTGGTGTAGATAAAAAAGGTAAACCTGTTGACTATGACACAAGTGGATTAAGAAAATTTGCTAAAGATTTAAGTCAAGAAAGATTGAGACTATACACAAAAGGTAAGTTGGGTGTTATCATAGATGGTACTGGTCATAAGTTTGATAAAATAAAGAAAAGAAGAAAAGAACTGATGGATATGGGTTATGATACCTATATGGTTTTTGTAAATACCTCACTGCAGATAGCTAGAGAAAGAAATGAAAAAAGAGATAGAGTTGTACCCGATAGTATTGTAAGAAAAAGTTGGGAAGATGTACAGGCTAACTTAGGTGCTTTTCAAGGTTTATTTGGTGGTTCTAATTTTATGATTGTTCAAAACAACAAAATGTTATCAGACGCTCAAATTAAAAAACATTTCAAGATGTTGGTTAGTAAAGGAATAGATAAGTTTCTTAAAAAACCACCAAAAAATAAAATAGCAAAAAAATGGATAAGAAGGGAAAAGAAACATCAGAAGATATTCAAAGATCCTGGTCAGTCTAAGTTTTTTGAATCCATAAAGATACCAGTAAAGGTTGGTGATACAATACTTACAGGTAGATTTAAGAATAAAAAGGTAAAGGTAAAGTCAATAGGAACAGATGACCACGGTATGCCAACAATAAATGGTAAAAAGGTTACTACATTCAGAACAACAAAGGTAGATGAAGCTCCACGAGTTCCAAGAAAGAAGGGACAACATCGTGGTTCAAAGTCTCATTCAGATTTATACACAGACGAAAATCCAAAAGGAACAATCAAAGGATTGAAGTTTGCCACAGTAAAGGATGCCAAAGCTTCTGTAAGTAAAATTAAAAATAGTGGTAGAAGTCATGCACATAAGATACAGGCTGCGGTTGCTATGGAACAGAGAGCTCGTGAGATGGGTAAAGCTTCACAAGCTGCTGTTTATAGGGCTTATATCAATAAGATGAAAAAGAAGACCAAGAAGAAAACTGAAATGTTAAACTATCCGTATTATGCAAAAAATGTTGGTAACATACCACAAAACAATCCTGATGGTGAACATAGATATTACGATCCTGATTTAGAAGAAGAATTTGGATTACCACCAGGTGAAATACCATCACCGAGTCGTAAGATGGTAAAGAAGATGAAGAAGAAGGGTAACACCTCAGTCCCTTATGGTAGTGGTTACAAAAAGGTAAATGAAAATAAAAAAACAATCGATTCCATACATAAAATCTTAACACAACATGGAAATTCTGCCAGTAAAGCCACAGCCATGATTAAAAAGTATTATAAAAAAGTTAAAAAACAATTCAAAGGAGATTCCGATAGGGATTTAGCTGTGGCTATTGTAGGGTACGACATTTTAGGGGAGAATAATAAAGCTGAATTATATAAATTGTATAGTAAAGCCATGAGAATGATGCCTGGTTCATCAAATCAAAAAAAGATTCAGAAACAAATCGATATTCTACGAAAAAAATTAGGAATGAACGAAAACAAAAAAATTAAAAAGGTTATCGGTGTATTCGGTGGTAGGTTTCAACCATTTCATAGTGGACATCTTGCTACATATAAGTGGTTGTCAAAACAAGTTGACGAGGCTTACATAACCACATCAAACATCAAACAATTACCAAGACATCCAATGGACTTTAAGGAAAAGGTTCGTCACATGGTAAAGATGGGTATTCCAAAAAATCGTATTGTTATGGAAAAGACACCTTATGTTGCAAACAACGTTTTAAAGAAGTTCGATCCTAAAACAACGGCGGTAGTCTATGCGTTTGGTCAAAAAGATGCTGGTAGACTTAAGGGTGGTACGAAAAAAGGTGGTGGTAAAACTTACTATCAAGAGTTTAACAAGAATAAGAAGAACCTAGAGGGATACGAAACACATGGATACATAACAACTGCTCCACAATTTGGTAAAGTTAGTGGAACTATGATGAGAAAGTTGTTAGGAGATCCAGATGTAAAGGATGACCAAAGGGTAAAAGGATTTAAAAAGGTATTTGGATACTATGATAAAGGTATCTACAATATGATGACTAACAAATTTAGAAAACTGTTTGAATCTATTGATGGATTTTTGTCAGATGTTGATTTTAAAAAGATAATAAATGAGGGAAGTTTTACTGCAGTAAATCCAACAGATGATGGGCCACCTACTTTTTACAGAGGTTTTAGTGACTATAAGAAATTTTCTAAAAAGTGGTTAGATGATATGTATAGAGATACCGGTTGGGAAGTCGTACAATATATTTTAAGTGATGGTGCCACAAATCCAGACTTTGATTATACCTTAAACTATAACGTAGTACCTGCAGTTGCATATGGTCACAAACAATCTGGTGAATATGGAACTAGATTTGGTACAAACAATCCAATAAAATCTTACAAAGATTATATAGAGGGAACTGTACTACATAACATAGGTTATGAGTTAGTAAAATGGATGGGTATTACACCAGATGGTAAAAGTTATACTGGTGTAGAGGTAGAAACACCTGTTTTACCTGGTGTTGGTGATGATAATGTAGGTAATACCGAAAAGAAAAAACTAAAAGAATCAATTAATTTAGATGAAGAGGTAAAGTTACTAATTGAGGGTGGAGCTTATGGACACCTTAACCATCCTTTTGATGACAAAAATCTTACATTTTCAGATTTTAAACAACTAATTATTAATACACTACAAGGTAAACTTGATAGTGAAGGTGCGGTTACAGAAAAAACAGATGGTCAAAACATAATGATAAGTTGGAAGAATGGTAAACTTATCGCAGCTCGTAACAAAGGACATATTAAAAATCATGGTGCTAATGCTCTTAGTATTAGTGGTATAAAAAATATGTTTGCTGGTAGGGGTGATATAGAATATGCATTTGTATCTGCAATGAGAGACTTACAAAAAGCTTTAAAGGGTTTAAGTAAAAAACAAAAAGATAAAATATTTGCTGAAGGTAAAAAATTCATGTCATTAGAAGTTATTTATCCTAAAACTGCAAATGTAATACCTTATGATAAATCATTATTACAATTTCATGGTACGATTGAGTACGATTCTGCAGGTTCACCAGTTGGAGAGGACAGAGGTAGTGCTAGAATGTTAGCTGGTATGATAAAACAGATAAACCAAAACATACAGAAGACGTATAGTATCACAAAACCGTTTATAACTAACCTACCACAAGTAAAAGACTTCTCAAAAAGACAAAGTTACTTCTTAGGTAAGTTAAAAAAATTACAAAACCAATATAACTTGGGTGATACGGACACTTTAGCAGACTATCATCAGGCATATTGGATGGAATACATCTATAATGGTGCAAAACAGACCGATTATAAGAATCCGTCTAACGATATCATCATGAAATTAACAAAAAGATGGGCGTTTTTTGATAAATCTTATAAAATTCAACAAATTAGAAAGGATTTAGAAAAATATCCTAAATTTTTAGACTGGTTTTTGACCACAGACAAGATTGACCACGCAAAACTACAAAAACAACACATAAGAGATTGGGAAGTTTTGTTTTTTGAACTAGGAGCAGAGATTTTGTCCAATCTTAGTGACTTTATAGCAGCAAATCCATCAAAAGCAGCTCAAAAGATAAGAAAAGACCTAAAAACTGCAATAAACAAAGTAAAAAAGTCAAAAGACCCGAAAGTTTTGAATACATTGAAGGTTCAGTTGGATAGATTGAATGCAATTGGTGGTTTAAAGTCAGTTGTACCGAGTGAAGGTATAACTTTTGTTTATAAAGGTAAATTATTTAAGTATACAGGTGCTTTTGCACCAGCAAACCAAATTTTAGGTATGTTAAAGTTCGTATAGGAGTTATAATGGCAAGAAGTAGAGAAGATGTAAGACAAAACAAGGCGATGCAACAAATATTAAGAGGTGAAACACCAGATAGACGTATATTTGTAGCCATGGAAGATGTAAATGAACAAAAAGAAAGAAAAAAACTTTCTGATGAAGAAAGAAAAGAAGCTGAAAAAAGAACAGATGCATTAAAAGAAGCTAGGATGCCTTGGTTTTGTCCTAAGTGTGATAGGGTGATGAAAAGAGCGGTTGATGATAAAATGTGGAGATTATATGGTCATTGTTCTGAGTGTCAAGTACAATTTGAAAATAGATTGATGATAGATGGTAAATATGATGATTGGGTAAAGAGTGTTGAGAGAGAAAATAAGATAGCTTGGATTCGTGACCAACGAGATTCAATAGAAGAATTTAAAAATCAAAACGATGTTCAGTTTTTTCAACAGGTAAGACCAGATGGGTATTCAGTTGATAAAGAAAAGTGGAATATTGATAGAACTGAAATATTGAAAAAAGCAAATGAATATTTAGAATATTTACAACAAATGGAAGATTCTTTAGAAAATGAAAAGAAATAAACAAGGACAACTAAAAGAAGTAATAAAAAAAGAGTACATAAAGTGTGCTTCAGATCCTATTTACTTCTTAAAAAAGTTTTGTTTTATACAACATCCGATAAAGGGTAAGATACCTTTCGCCCTTTACGACTTTCAAGAAAAAACAATTGAGGATTTTCAACAACATCGTTTCAATATAATTTTAAAAGCTAGACAATTGGGTATATCTACAATTACAGCTGGATATTCTCTTTGGATGATGACTTTTCATCAAGATAAAAATATATTAGTTATTGCCACGAAACAAGAGGTAGCAAAAAATTTAGTAACCAAAGTAAGAGTAATGCACGCAAACTTACCGTCTTGGTTAAAACAAAAATGTGTTGAAGATAATAAGTTATCATTACGATATAAGAATGGTTCACAGATAAAAGCAGTATCGAGTGGTGAGGATAGTGGTCGTTCAGAGGCGTTATCTCTACTAGTACTTGATGAGGCAGCATTCATTGATAAGATTGATGGTATATGGGCTGCAGCTTCTCAGACACTATCTACTGGTGGTCAATGTATTGCATTATCTACACCTAATGGTGTTGGTAATTGGTTTCATAGAACATGGATGGATGCAGAAGATAGACTGAACGATTTTAACTTTATTAAGTTACATTGGACAGTACATCCTGATAGAGAAGATGAGTGGAGAAAAGAACAAGACACACTTCTAGGTCCTTCACTAGCTGCTCAAGAGTGTGATTGTGACTTTATTACTTCTGGTCAGTCTGTGGTTGATGGTATTATATTAGAAGAATACAAAAACACACAGGTAAAAGACCCGATTGAAAAAAGGGGTATAGATAGTAACGTTTGGATATGGGAACCACCAAACTATACAAAAGATTATATAGTATGTGCTGACGTAAGTCGTGGGGATTCAACAGATTACTCAGCCTTTCACATATTAGACATAGAAAGTTTAGAACAAGTGGCAGAATATAAAGGTAGAATGTCTACAAGAGATTTTGGAAACTTATTAGTGAACATTTCTATCGAATATAATGATGCTTTACTAGTTATAGAGAACAACAATATTGGTTGGGCTACTATACAACAATGTATTGATAGAGAATATCAGAACTTGTTTTATATGAGTAAAGATTTACAAGTGGTTGATGTACATAGACAGGTAAATAATAAAATTAATCGTGCTGAAAAACAATTGGTACCTGGATTCACGGTTACACAAAAGACAAGACCACTTGTAGTAGCAAAATTAGAAGAATTTTTTAGAGAAAAATTAGTAACTGTGCGTTCAACTAGATTAATTGATGAGTTGTTTGTATTTATATATAATGGTAGTAGAGCAGAAGCAATGTCAGGATATAATGACGACCTTGTAATGTCTTACGCTATGGGATTGTGGATACGAGAGACTGCATTAAGACTACGTTCTGAAGGTATACAGTTACAAAAGAAAGCAATGAATAGTATAACATCTAATCAAGGTGTTTATACACCAACAAATAACCAAAATGATTCTTGGACAATGGAAATAAAAAAAGAAAAAGAATCATTGGATTGGTTATTATAATATAGAGGTATAAAATGGCTGATACAAGTTTATTTAGTAGACTACAAAGATTATTTTCAACTAACGTTATTGTTAGAAACGTTGGTGGAAGAAAATTAAAGATTAGTGATACTAGTCGTACACAAGCAACTGCTAAAAGTAATTTAGTAGATAGATATCAAAAGATATTTACAGGTGCAGGCCTGAGTGGTTACTCAGATGCTCTAATGACAAAATCGATGAGATTGAATCTATTTAAAGACTATGAACAAATGGATTCAGATGCTATAATATCCTCAGCTCTTGACATTTATGCTGATGAGTCAACAATGAAATCCGAGTATGGTGAAGTACTACAAATTAATACAGATAATGAACAAGTAAAAGAAATCTTACATAATCTTTTTTATGACATTGTAAACATAGAATTTAATCTATGGCCATGGATTCGTAATATGTGTAAATATGGTGATTTCTTTTTAAAATTAGATATACATGAAAAATATGGTATCACAAATGTAGTTCCTCTACCCGTTTATGATGTATCAAGGTTAGAGGGATTAGATCCTGAAAATCCTGAATATGTAAAATTCTTAATAGAATCATCAACAAATGAACATAGATATAAACAAGAACAATCTGCAACAAAAGAAGAGTTAGAAAACTATGAAGTGGCTCATTTCAGGTTACTTTCAGATTCTAACTATTTACCATATGGAAAATCTCAAGTAGAAGGTGCTCGTAAGATATACAAACAGTTAACTCTTATGGAAGACGCTATGTTAATACATCGTATTATGAGAGCACCAGAGAAGAGAATATTTAAGTTGGATATTGGTAACATACCACCATCAGAAGTTGACAATTACATGCAACAAGTTATTAACAAGATGAAGAAAGCTCCTGTTGTTGATGAGACTACTGGTGACTATAACTTAAAATACAATATGCAAAATATTACTGAAGATTTTTTCTTACCAGTTCGTGGTGGTGATAGTGGTACAAACATCGAGTCTCTTCCTGGTTTGACATATGAGGCAACAGAAGATATTGAATATCTAAAAAACAAACTATTATCTGCACTTAGAATACCAAAAGCATTTTTGGGTTTTGAAGACCAAATCGGTTCTAAAGCTACTTTAGCTGCAGAAGATGTTCGTTTTGCTAGAACTATAGAAAGGATACAAAGAATAACCCTTTCCGAGTTAACAAAGATTGCAATTGTTCATTTATACGCACAAGGATACCAAGATTCAGAATTAACTAATTTTGAATTGACTCTTACAAACCCATCCACAATATATGAACAAGAAAAGATTGAATTGTGGAATAATAAAACTTCTCTTGCAGAATCAATGGTAAGAGATGGTCTACTTTCTACAGAGTGGATTTATAAAAATATATTTAATTTTACAGAAGACCAAGTAAAAGAGATGGATGAACAAATAGCTTTTGATTATAAAACAAAATTTAGAAGACAACAGATAGAAACCGAAGGTAACGATCCTGCTAAAACTGGTGAATCACAAGGTACACCATCTGATTTAGCTTTAGGTAGAAGTGGTCATGAATTAGATGATAAGGGTGGAGCACCAGAGGGTGGATTCGAAGGTGCTGGTAGACCAAAAGAACCTAACAAGTATGGAAAAGATAGTGGTGTTAGGGGAAGAGATCCTCTAGGTTCACATGATAAGAAAAAAGGTGGTAGTGGTGCACCAAAATATGGTAAAGCTTTAGCGTTGGCTCATTATGATTCTCTCAAAAAGTCAATGACTTTTAATAAAAAAGAGAGAGAAATCATAACTGAGGTGTCAGAATTGGAAGAAGAGTACAAAAATGAAGTAAGTTCTTTCAGTAATGACAAATCAAATGATTAATTATTGTTTAACTTTATATTTATTTATGAGTAAATATATATACACATGGAGTAATTTGTAATGGCTCGAAAACTAAAACACTCGAAGATTAAGAATACTGGTATTCTCTTCGAATTATTGACAAGACAGATAACGGCTGACGTATTGGCTGGTAAATCAACCAAATCAGTTGGAATCTTAAAGAAGTATTTTAATGAAAATACTGAGTTAGGAAAAGAGCTTGAACTATACAAGTTACTTTCTGAAAAAAATTATACATCAGAGGTTAAGGCTAATGATTTATTGAATGTTGTAATTAAACAACGTCAAAAACTTAGTAACTCTAATCTACGTAGAGAGAAGTATAATTTAATAAGTTCTATTAAAGAAAATTATAACGTAACAGATTTCTTTAATGGTCGTATTCCTAACTATAGAATATTAGCATCTATATATAACGTATTCCAATCAGAAACTACAAGTGAAAAATTTAAAGCTGACCACATAGTCAATTCTAGATTTACTGTGTTAGAACATATCACTCATAAAAAGGTAGATGAAAAACAAATAAAAGAAAAGGTATTAAAGGAATACAACAAAGAAGATAAAGATTTAAGACTTCTCGCTTATCAAATACTTGTAGATAAATTTAATTCTAAATATAAGAACTTAAACGAATCACAAAAAAGATTATTAAAGAATTATATAAATAATATTAGTAATACAAATTCTTTAAGAGAGTATGTTGATACAGAGGTTGTAAAAATTAAAGAAGAATTAGAAAGTCATTTACCAAATGTAGATGATAAGATTACAAATATTAAATTAACAGAAGCCATAAATCAAGTTGAAAATTTGACAAAGGGTAAAGTTGTTAATGAAAAACAAGTTTTAACTTTAATGAGATACTACGAACTTATTAAGGAGATTAAGAATGTCCACAAGGGATAAACTCAAAGAGATTATCAGAGAGTTAATCAGACAAGAACTAGAAGAAGTTTCTGTTACTGGTTCTATTGATGGTGGAGCAGGTCCACCCAAAACTCCTTACGCATTCAGAAGTGGTAAAAAGAAGGATAAAGAGAAAGAGAAAAAGATAGCTCAAGCCAGTGGGTATTCAAAAGTAAATGAAGGTAGATATCACGACTATAGGAACGATGATACTTTGTCACCAAAACAAAAGATAGGTCGTTCTATGAGAGAGATTAGAGATAGTCTCAATAATTTAGATAAATTAGTAAAGATGAATGTTCGTCTTAAAAATGAATTGAATGTCGATTCTAGGTCATATTGGAAAAATACACATAAGGCTCTAAACAAGATTAGCGAAAGGTTAGTAAAGTTAGCGAACAAGGTCGGTCAACTACAGTAGGTTTAGAGATGCCTTTTGAAGATAAAAAGAAATCCTATATGGATACTCTTTTTAGTATTGCTACATTGTTAAAGAGATGGCAAGTAGAAATACAAAATAAAGATGTAGATAAGAATTATATGTTAAGAAGACTTAACCAATGGATAGAACAATTGGAAAGTCTTAAACACGAAATAATGATGGGAAGAGATAAATGAAAATATTAGAGTCTTATACTAGAATGGCAAAACAACTTATAGTTGAACAAGAAGTCGATGATGATAAGATTATTAAGTATAAAGATAAAGAAGGTGAATCTCAAGAGATGACAGCTGGTGCAGCTAAGAAACAACCAGATGACCACCCAGCAAAAATAGCATATAACAAAATAAAAGATTCTGATGGTGGTGAAAAAGATTCTGATGGTAAATTAGGTGGAAGTGATTTTGAAAGAGATTTTGATGATAAAAGTGATGAACCAAAAGGTAAATCAAAAGATGATAATGCTGAAAGTGATGATATAGAAATATCAGATGCTAACTCTGGTCCTATTGATACAGACGATATTATGGATATGTTAAAAAACGATTCTGAAGTTGTCAATAAGATGGGAGACGATGTTTATTGGGATGGTACGGATTTAGTTAGTTCAAAGTTTGATGATGATACAATAGCATCTGTAGATGGTAATATGACTTTAGGAGATTTGAAAAAACAGATAATGGATTATGAGGGTGAAGAAGATGATGATGAACCAAAAGATTCTAAAGTCGATATAAAAAATATAGATAGTTTTGATGATGCAAAAGAAGTTATAGACCATATTGTAGATCGAAAAGATGAAGCTAGTGAAATGGAACAAAATTTTTACGAAGATTCTGAATATCAAAAGGTTGAGGATACATTAGATGACGAAACTAAGGATGTGTTTTATGACAATGTTAAAGGGAAATTAACCGACCTCTGGCTTGAACTCGCTAGACATATTGATGCGGATATGGAGTCTGTTCAGTATGGTGAGTATGATGATGATGAAAATGACCAAAAGGAAATCATTCAACAACTTAAAAAAGAGAATGATAAACTTTCAAACGATGCGAAAGAATTTATTGATAATCCAAAAAACTACCTCAAAAAATTAATAAATAGTTTTAATCCAAAAGATGAATCAATAAAAGTAATCAATGGAAAAAAATATAAAGCAATAAAAGAATCGAAAGAACATATATTTAAAAAAACATATAAAAAGATTGGTGGAAAGTAATGAAACAACTAATAGTAGATTATTTACCTTTTGAGGTAAGACCAGAACAAATAAACGAATCCATGAAAGAGAATAGTGGTAAGTTAATTGTAAAAGGTGTTTTACAAAGAGCAGAAGCTAAAAATCAAAATGGTAGAATTTATCCTCGTGAAATACTAGAACGTGAGGCAGATAAGTACACAACTGAGTTTATAAAACAAAGAAGAGCAATGGGTGAGTTAGACCATCCTGAATCATCAGTAGTAAATTTACAGAATGTTTCTCACAATGTCAAGGAAATGCATTGGGAAGGTGACAATCTATTAGGTACGGTTGAAGTTCTTGGAACACCAAGTGGTAACATATTAAAAGAATTATTTAAGAGTGGTATTAAGTTAGGTATCTCTTCTCGTGGTATGGGTTCGGTTGAATCCGTAAACGAGGGTGAGGCTCAAGAAGTACAAGATGACTTTGAACTAATTGCATTTGACTTCGTATCCAATCCATCCACACATGGTGCTTTTTTACATCCAACTAACGAATCAATAAATGAATCTAAAATAGTTGGTAGAACTTGTGGTGATTATTGTAAAGTAGAATCAATAATAAACGACATAATGAGGGGAAGTTAATTGATTAAATTAAAAAAAATATTAAACGAATCTGCTTGGAACAGAAAATTTGGAGAACCACTTCCAACCTTATCAAGTGTTATGGAAAAACACGATAATTGTGATTGTGGAGGATCTTGTTGTGGCGTAAAAGAAAGTGTTGAAGATAAAAATAGAGCAAAGAAAAAATTACAATCTCTAATGAAACACGAGGGTGGGTTCAGAGATAAAATGTTTAAGTTAGAACAGGCTTTTTTAGCAGATGCAAGACCAGAAAATCGTGAGATTGCAAAACAACTTAAAAAATCTTATAAAGATAATGTGACTAACTTTATGAGAGAAGCTGCTAAGTTAACGAAAAAATTAAAATAATGCCATCAGTATCTAAAAAACAACAAAAGTTTATGGGTATTGTTAGAGCTATACAAAAAGGTGATGCTCCAGCATCTAAGTTTTCTAAGAAAGCTAGAGATGCTGCAAAAAGTATGAAAGGAAAAGATGTGAAGAAATATGCTTCTACTAAACATAAGGGTTTACCTACTAAAGTAAAAAGTGAAAATAAACTTTTTGAAAATCCAGCTGCTATTGCTACTGCTGCTCGTATGGCTATACAAAGAGCAAAAGATAAAGAGATATCTTCTGGTGGAAAAAAAGTAAAAGTTTCTACAGCTTTATCTAATAAGAGTCATCCTCAACATAAACGAGCAAAAGGTATTATCAGTAGAATAAAAGATAAAGCAAAGTCTATGTTGTCTAAAACAAAAAAGAAAAAGACAGAACCAAAGAAACAATCCAAGTCTGATGCAAACTTTTATGCTAGACAATTTGGTGGTAAAGTTGAAGGTTTTGGTGGAGAACTTAAAGGTAAAAAAAAAGTTCAATTTGAAAAGGCTAGAAAACAAAACGGAGAACAGTTAGGATATAAACTCACTGGTAAAAGTGATGTTAATGAAGCCATGAACAAACAACAAGCTGGTGAGATGTTAAAACAGTTGGGTGGTAGAAGGTTTATTGCTATGACAGGTGCTAAAAACTTTGCTGTAGGACCAAAGGGAGCTGGATTTAAAATTGGTAGAAATGCTAAAAACGTAAATTATGTAAGAATAGATTTGGACAAGGGTAAAGACTTATATGATATGTATTTTAATTTTGTATCTGTAAGAGGAGTTAAATTGAAATCAAAAGCAAAAGGTGTTTACGCTGACCAATTACAAAAGATGTTTACTAAACATACTGGTATGTACACTAGTTTGTAAAAAATTTAATAAGTATATATTTATATTAAAACAGAGGATTAGATATGTCTAAAAAAATTAAGTTAAAAAATTTATTAGAAGAAAACTTTAGTGGTGTAGTAGGTGGAATAGTCTCACAACCTGCGTTTAGTGATACCATGAGCTTGTCTAAAATGGTAAAAGAAAAGTATGGTGATATCGGTGAAGATAAAATAGATGTAAAAGGTCTAACTACTGAACTATCACAATACAATGACATAGGTGAAGCTATATTTGGTAAATCAAATATATCTAAAATCTCTGAAAAATTAAGTTGGATTGCTTCTCAAGCTAAATCTCACACTCTAAGTGAAACAGAAGATTGGTTTGATAAGATTACAGTCAATCGTAATATGAAAGAACTTACTGGTCTATCTAAACAATTTGGTAAGATTGCTCAAGAGTCTAAATCTTTACAACAAAGACTTGGAGCTCTATATGAAGATATGGGTAATATACTTGGTAGATATTATGAGATTGGTGAGAAACACATACCAGGTCACGATTCAGATGATATTGAAACTGTAGATATAGAAGAGAACGCATATCAAAAGTTTTTTCAAGCAGCTATGAAAAAATTTGGTATTAGTTCACCAGATGAATTAGATGATGATAAGAAAAAGAAATTTTTTAATTATGTAGATAAAAACTATCAGGCTAAGAAAGAAACAGATTAGGGGGATACGTGATATACGTAAAAGTTTATAATAACAATATCGAAAAAGCATTAAGTAAATTTAAGAAAAAAGTTAAAGAATCAAAGTTATTGGTTGAGTTGAGAGAAAGAGAATTTTATACAAAGAAATCTCTCAAAAGAAAAGAAAAGATAGCTAAGGCTAAACTAAGAAGAAAAAATCGTATCGAAAATTAATCTTCTATATATTTATATATATCAAAACTAAAAACACCGTTCCTATCGCATACGGTGTAACCGAAATATAATAATTCTATTATAGTTCCAAATAACTATATTAATTCCAAACGGAGAATAAAATGGATGATCTTTTAAAAGATGCCATTGCTGATGCTAAAGCTGTTCGTGAAACTGCTTTAGAAAATGCTAAAATCGCTCTAGAAGAAGCTTTTACTCCTAGACTACAATCTATGCTTTCTAAGAAGATTCAATCTGAAATCGAAGTTGACGAAGGTGAACACGAAGATGATGAAGATGTTGAAGAAAGAATGCATAACGATGATGACGAAGTTGAAGAACGTGGTGAGATGCGTCGTGACGGCGATGAGATTGAAGACGAAGGTGAGATGCGTCGTGACGGTGATGAGATTGAAGACGAAGGTGAAGAACGTGGTGAAGATGAAAAAGATGAAGGAATCATTGAAATCGATGGTGTAAAGTATGCTCCTGTAGTTTCTGAAAAAGAAGACGAAGATGAGATGGAAGAAGGAGAAGAAAGAGGCAAAGATGACGATGTGGATGAAGACCTAGACCTTGACGAAATTCTTAGAGAATTAGACGAAGAGGAAGTCAATGAAGAAGATGAAATAGAAGAAGGTGCTCATGAAGATGACGAAGATGAAAAGAATGAAGACCTTGATGAAAATGATGTATCTTCTGGTATTGGTAAAGGTGATAATGCACATGACAAGAAATCTGGTGATTCTACTGATATAGGTAAAGCTGGTAAAGCTAAACATGAGTCAGTTGAGATATCTGAAGGCGAACATGAAGACGATGAAGATAAGAAAGACGAGTCTGTCGAAGAAGATATTGACCTAGAAGAGATTGTTAAAGCACTTTCTGAAGAAGAAGACGAGGAAGAGAAAAAGGATGAAAATTCTAAACTCCAATCAGAACTTGAAGAGCATCGCAATGTCGTAAAATACTTACGTTCCAAATTAAACGAAGTTAACCTGCTTAACGCAAAACTACTTTTCACAAATAAACTATTTCGTTCTTATGGTCTAAATAATGACCAGAAGATGAAAGTTGTGGAAACTTTTGATAGAGCACATAACTTACGTGAAGTTAAATTAGTTTACTCTACTTTAGCTGAATCATTTGGTTCGAAACAAACTAAAACTGAAATTAAAGAATCTAAAGGTTCGGCTTCTAAGCCTGTAGCCTCTACTAAGTCTGAAAAACAGGAAGTAATTTCTGAAGGACATGAGTTGAGAGACAGATTTAAGAAGTTGGCTGGTATTCTTTAAGACCTCGGTGCAGTCGAGAAATTGATGGATGGATATAATCCTTACCGTCAAAGACAAGAGGAAACTCGCGGCTTGATAAGCAAGTGGGAACCAACAGGTTTATTGGAAGGTTTGGACTCCGAACAAAAAACAAGCGGAATGGCAGTTCTTCTTGAAAACCAGGCTCGTCAGTTAATTGACGAATCTAGTCATACAGGTACTTCTGCTAATTCTGAAGAGTGGAGCGGTGTTGCTTTACCATTGGTTAGAAAAATCTTTGGTGAGTTAGCTGCTCAAGAGTTCGTAAGTGTTCAACCTATGAATCTACCTAGTGGACTAATTTTCTATCTTGATTTCAAGTATGGTTCAGGACAACCTGGATTTAGTAAAGGTGACCAAGTATTTGGTGTCACCTCAGGATCTGGAGATCCAAGTCAAGGTCTTTATGGAGCTGGTAGGTCAGGATATACTATCAATGACCATATCGGTTCATCAATAATGACCTCTGATATATCAGGTTCAGTAACTTGGGATGATGTAGACTATGAACCAGATTTATCTGCTTCAGTATCTGCTGGTAATCTTAAGACTATTGATATACCAATCAGTACTTTATCTAATCCTGATTTAGAAGGTGTAAAATCTTTTGTAATTACTGGTTCAACAGCTTTTACTGCTGTCTATCCAGCTTACACAAAAGTATTAGACGGTGACGATGGTAATGTCGTTAACCCATCTGATGGTAGTGCGTCTCATATACGTTTTATCGTAGATGAAGCTGCCCTTACACCAAGTGCTTCTGTACAATATCACAAGCAGCCTACAGACACCACTCGTGGTGATTTTGAGGCTTCAAGTGCAGGAACAGCACTTAATCCTGAAACAGATATTGAGATTCCAGAGATTGATATATCTATGCGTTCAATCCCAATCGTTGCTAAGACACGTAAGTTAAAAGCAGTATGGACTCCTGAGCTTGCTCAAGACCTTAATGCTTATCATAGTGTTGATGCTGAAGCTGAACTTACTTCACTATTAAGTGAGTACGTTTCTATGGAAATCGATTTAGAAATCCTAGACATGCTTCATCTAAATGCTAACGCTAAGACTGAACGTTGGTCAGCTAGAGTTGGATATGAGTACAACGCTTCTACTAAGTTGTTTGAAGAATCTTCTGCAAATGCATCTGCATATGTAAAAGGTACTTGGTTCCAAACACTTGGTAACAAGATACAGTCTGTATCTAACGCAATACATCAGAAGACTTTAAGAGGTGGAGCTAACTTCATCGTTGTAAGTCCTGAGATTGCTACTATCCTAGAATCTATTCCTGGATACGCTACAGATAGTAATGGTGACTCTAACAACAAACAATACGCAATGGGTGTTCAAAAAGCAGGTCTGTTGAACAACAGATTTACTGTATATAAGAACCCATATCAGTTCGAGAATGTAATTCTATGTGGTTTCAGAGGAAGTAACTTCCTAGAAACTGGAGCTGTATATGCACCTTATGTACCATTGATCATGACACCTCTCGTGTACGATCCTAAGAACTTTACTCCACGTAAAGGTGTAATGACACGTTACGCTAAAGAAGTGGTCAGACCAGAGTTCTTTGGTAAAGTTGTCGTTGCTGACGTTAACTTTGTTTAATGTCTGTTAGGACTGTACTTTAGGTACGATCTAAAAAAGGGGAAGTCTAACTTCCCCTTTTTTTATGCTCTTAATATTTATTATTGAATAAATGTATTTAAATTAGGAGATTTAGTATGGCACAAGAACCTATTTGGCCAGGTAGTGGTTCAGCAGCTAGTGGTTCTACACCTTTTGGGTTGTATGATGATGACTCAGATTTTCAAAACGATGCACCAAAGTTTGCAACTTGGTGTGCTCGTAGGTTGGGATATCCAATCATGTCTGTTGAATTACAAGATATACAGTTTTACGCTTGTCTTGAAGAATCAATAACAGAATATTCCGCTCAAATAAATCAGTTTAATATAAAAGATAATCTATTGTCTTTACAAGGACAACCAACAGGTTCTAATTTCACACATAAAAGAATAGCAAAAACAATGGGTGAAACTATAAAATTATCCAAACAATATGGAACTGAAGCTATGGTCGGTGGTGATATTGATATAAAGAAAGGTTCTATACAAGTGACTAGTGGAAGTCAAGAGTATGATTTAAATGCACTTTTTTCTGAAGTTTCTGAAAGTGGTAAAGCTATTGAGATAAAGAGGGTTTACTATGAAGGAACTCCAGCGATGCAAAGATTTTTCGATCCTTATGCAACAACAGGATATGGTACTATAAACATGGTAGAGGGTTTTGGATTTGGTAACTATTCTCCTGCTGTGTCGTTTACTTTGATGCCATTATATGAAGATTTATTAAGGGTTCAAGCTATAGAATTGAATGACTCTATACGAAAGTCTTCTTATTCTTTTACTTTAACAAATAACAAGTTAAGAGTATTTCCAGATCCAGAAGAAAGTAGTACAATGTACTTTGATTATGTTGTTACTAGTGATAGGGACAATCCATTACAAACAGAGTATAGTGGTTCTGCAGACGTTGTTTCTGATTTTTCTAATGCACAATATGATAATATGCCATATAGATTTATTAATGATGTGGGTAAACAATGGATTAGAAAATATGGATTAGCTTTATCAAAAGAGCTCTTAGGTATAATTAGAAGTAAGTACGGTGCAATACCGATACCTAACGCTGAAACAAGTTTAGACGGAGATACTTTAAGGTCAGAAGCTTCTGCAGAAAAAGAAACTCTTATCACACAACTTAGGGAAATGTTAGAACAGACAAGTAGAAAAGCTTTGTTAGAAGCAGATAAAGATGAAGCAGAGTTTTTACAAGAAAAACTACAAAAAGTCCCATATCCAATTTACATAGGATAAAATAATGCCAAGTCGTTTTTATTCACAAAAAGATATTGATACCTTTGATAAATTTAACAAAGAACTTGTGGGTGATTTGTATTCAGGTAAGGATGGTGTAATATATCAACCAGTAGTCGTATATAAGGTATCAGTATATGATACCGAAGTAAATATGTACGGTGAGACTTCTAGTGGTAAGGTATACAAGCCAGGTGTTGAGGTTAGTGCTGTTGTGGACGCTGAAGACCAAACAACCACAACAGATGAGTTTGGTCCTGACTTACAACAGAATGCATTATTCTCTTTTGTAAGACAGTCACTTGTTGATATTAATTATGTGATAGAGATTGGTGATGTTGTTAATTGGAACAATGGATATTGGGAAATATCTTCAATAAATGAAAATCAGTTAGTAGGTGGACAAACGGATTATAATCATTCGGTTGTATGTAACTCATTCTTAGTAAGGATATCAAATTTAAATATTGAACGAGTTAGGAGTATTTAATGTCTAAAAAACCATTACCACGAAAAACGAGAGTTGTAAATCGTGGATATCAATACTCTAGAAAAAAAGAAGACAGAGTAAAGAATATATCGGTGACCTTAAAGGACATTGACTCTGCAGTTATTTATTATGTTGAAAACATAATACAGCCATCGGTGGAAGAAAACGGAGAGAATATAAAAGTTCCAATTATGTATAGTTCTTTAGAACGGTGGAAATCAATAAAACGTGATGGTTTTTTAAGGGATAAGAAAAGACAAGTTATAACACCATTAATAGTTTTTAAAAGAAATACTATTGATGTAAATAAAAATATGCCGATAGATAAGTTAGATGCTAATAATCCACATATGTTCTACACCTTTCAAAAAAAATACTCTAAACAAAACATTTATGATAGACTTGATGCTCAAATAGGAGTTATATCACAGAGGGAATATTATAATGTTTCTGTTCCAGATTATGTTACGTTAAATTATACATTTACAATGTGGACATCTTACATTAAACAGATGAATGGTTTGATTGAAAAATTTACATATTCTGATGGAGCTTATTGGGGAGATCCTGAGAAGATGAGGTTTAGGAGTATAATAGATAGTTTTGATGATACAACCGAAATAGGAGATACGGAAAGGTTGGTTCGTAGTACATTCAATCTTACAATGATGGGTTACTTACTATCTGAGGAAGGTAACGATAAAAAACCTACAACTAATAAATTCATAACACCACAACGAGTTGAGTTTCGTGAAGAGATAGTAGAAGAGATATAACATGAGTAAACCATTACCAAGAAAACAAAGAGTGTTGAACAGAGGATATCTATATTCTCGTAGTGGAGAGGATATAAAAAATCCTGAAGTAACTTTAATTGATATAGATAGTTCTATTTTATTTTATTTTGAAAATGTGATACAACCATCAATAGAGGAAAATGGAGAAAACATAAAAGTTCCTATTATGTATGCATCACCAGAGAGATGGAGTGCAATAAAAAACAAAGGATTTCTTAGAGATAAAAAAAGACAGATTATAACACCCGTAATTGTATATCGTAGAACATCAATAACAAAAGATGATACAATACCTCAAGATAAATTAGATGCTAATAATCCACACATGTTTTATACTTTTGAAAAGAAATTTTCACAAGTAAACAAGTATGACAAATTTTCAACACAAATAGGATTGTTACCACAACGAGAATATTATAATGTGATGATGCCAGATTATGTTACTGTGTCGTATGATTTTATTATATGGACTTCGTATATAGAACAGATGAACAAGATAGTTGAAAAGGTAGTTTATTCTGATGGTGCATATTGGGGAGATCCTGAAAAGATGAAATTTAGAAGTAGTGTTGAGTCATTTGAAGATGCTACAGAAATTAGTGATACTGAAAGGTTAGTTAGAACAAACTTCTCTGTAACTCTTAGAGGATACTTGTTACCAAAAGGTAACTTTGACCATAGGTCAACAACACAAAAATTCTTAACACCAAAGAAAGTAATTTTCGGAACAGAAACTGTTGATAGTATAACAAAAAATATAGGTAAGAGTGGTCAGTTTCAAGAGGAGTTACCAGAAGAAACAAGTATTAGTAGTGTTCCTAGTGTTGGTGATTTGGGTGTAACCACAACAAACCCATTAGTTTTGTCTAGTGGAACAGGTGTAAATTTATCAGCTGATGGTATAGAGTTTAATGGAGCTTCTAGGGTAGAACAGATAATATCAATAGGACAAGACGTTTCTCCAACATCAAATGTTGTATTTAATTCAGTATCTGCAAGTTCTTTATTATTAGGTAGCACTACATTTAAAGACTCACAAATAACTGGTAGTATTTCTATATTAGGTTCTTTAACCACAACTGATAATTTAACAATTAATGGAAACACCACCGTTGATGGAACGTTAACTGTTAGGGAGTTACACACGGAGTTTGTTTCTTCATCCATAATATTTGCTAGTGGTTCAACACAGTTTGGAGATACATCAGATGATTTACATGAGTTTAGTGGTAGTGTTTCTATATCTGGTTCTTTAAGTTTAAATAATTATTCTGTAACAGAAATATCAGATGACAACACATTAAGTGATAGTAGTGCTACGGCATTAGTTACAGAAAATGCGGTAAAGGGTTACGTAAATACAAATGTTATTGAACCAAACACGTATTTAAGAAAACAAATATTTAAAACTTCTAATAGTATAACTCCACCATCTACTGCAAGTTTTAATGCTGTTTCTGCATCTGCTCCAACTGGAATGACGACCACATCTAAAAATGATTTTATATTTTTTATTAACGGTCAATATATGGAACATGATGCTTTAGATATTCAACAAGCTGGTTCTACGTTTCATCTTATAGTAAATAATGATAGTATTGGGTATGACTTAGAAACAGATGATGAAATATTGGCTATTGGTAAATTTGATTCGTAGGTAAAATATGGCTAATATTTTTAGAGAACCGTTGACCATTGTACAAGGAACTGGTGTAACAGTAACACCAAACAACACGCCTTTAAATGGTTCTTCTAGACAGACAGTAGTAATTAACATTGGAAACGAAGTTTCTACCATTTCCGATCCTGTTTTTCTAAGTTTAACATCATCAAATGAACAATTTCAAATAAACAATTTTTTTATAAAATCAAACTCAATTACTGGATCTATAAATCATTTGGGAAGTTTAACTTCAGACTCGATTAGGGTTAATGGTGATATGAGAGTATTGGGAGTAACCACTGCAGAAAAAATTGAATCTCAGTTAACACAATCTGTGACAATATTTGAAAGTGGTTCTACAAAATTTGGTGATACATTAGATGACACCCACATACTATCTGGTAGTTTTCTTGAATCAGGATCTTTGTTGTTAAATAATGTTTCATCAACCGATGTATCTGATGACATATATCTATCTATTGGTAGGTCAGAATATTTGGTTACTGAAAATGTCGTAAAAAATTATGTGGATGATAATGATAACACATCTTTACAGTTATATTTACGAAAATGTTTTGCTCATACCGGTAGTTTCTCTGATTCTGATACATTTACTTTTAATGCAGTAACCGCCTCAGCACCACCTGGATTTACAGCAACTAGAGTAGACGACTTTATGTTTTTTGTAAACGGTCAGTTGATGGAAAATGATGGATTGACTATTGAACAAAATGGCTCTTCACTAACTCTTGACATAAACTCTAATAGTATTGGTTATGATTTAACAAATGATGATGAAGTTGTGGGTTGGGGTAAATTTAATTCGTAGTTCCACTTTTCTTTTACTACTTCTTGATATTTATAAGTATGAGAAAAAGACATTGGAAAGATAGAAAGAATAGAAAGTGTCCTACTTGTACTAGGATATTAACTTATTCTAGAAAGGATTCCTTTGACAGAGCAGTTGGTAATAATACGGTTTGTAAATCTTGTGCACAAATGGATAGAAAATTGACTATGGATACTATTCAAAAAATGAAACAACCAAAGTCTGTAGAACACAAACATAAAATTTCTATTGGACAATACAAAAGGTCATATGATAGATATTTATTAGAAGTACCAAAACCAGATTTGTCTTTTCATGAATTTGTTAAGGCTAGAAAAAAGGGATATAAATGGCAATTTTAAAGAGTAAACAACTAAACCCTAACCTCACAGGTTCATTTGTCCTATCTGGTTCTAATCAATCTTTAATTGGTACAACCACCATTGAAGGATTTACTACTGTTAGTGGTTCTTTAGTTTTAAAAGGTCCTTCGGTTGATTTAAACGTAAGACAAAATGATAATACAAATATAGCTAGATTATTAACTACAACTGGTGGAACATCGGGATTAGAGTTATATGATAACTTTAATCATAGTACTAACACAAAAACGGTAGATTTAAATTCAAGTAGTCAAAATGCATTAACAATTAGCTCTGGTAGTTCCACAGTTTTAAATCTAGATAGAGATAATAAAAATTTATTCGTTGATGGAAATGTAAGTGGTTCATCATCTTTTACAGGTTCATTTGGTAGGGTAGAGACTAGTGGTGATATTAACGCTAGTGGTAGAATTTTTGAACAAGGAACATCGGTAATAGACCATGCTACGGCAATGGCTATCGTGTTTGGAGGATAATAATGGCTAATACTTTTAAAAATGCTGGAGTCGCTGTTACTAATAGTGCTACAACTATTTACACAGCACCTGGTAGTACAACAGGAGTTATTCATGCAGTTTACATCAGTAATGTAGATGGAACGAATGATGCAACAATAGATTTGTATGTAACGGATACAAGCGCTGGTTCTGATTTCTACATTATGAAAACAGTAGATGTACCAGCAGATTCAACTCTTGTTATTGAGAAACCTATTAATTTAGAAGCTGGTGATGTACTAAAAGCTGTTGCTTCAGCTAATGGTGATTTACAAGCTTTTGCGAGTGTATTGGAAATAACATAATATGGCAAACCTAAAATATATAGGTAAAAATATATTAAACCATGACCTTGAGGTTAAGAATGGTAATATTATCGGTGACCACACAGAGGTTATTCGTGTAACCGTTCAAAGTACAAGTCAAGGAAACAAGTATGTCTTTTTGGGTGCTTTAGCACCAGACTTAACTTTAAGTGAGGGTAAAACTTATCGATTCGACCAATCAGATAGTACAAATGACAATCATCCTTTTAGGTTTAGTATAGTTAATAATGGTACTTGGGCTGGTGGTTCCGCGTACACAACTAATGTCACTACTCATGGAACACCTGGTGTAAAAGGTGCTTATACTGAAATTAAGGTTACAAAGGTTACTCCTAATCATTTATACTACTATTGCACTCAACACCCTAACATGGGTATCTATAATGATAAACCTGGAAAATTTCTAAAGAATGATTTAAATAATCTACATAGGGTAAGTGGTTCTGCAAAATCCACTGGTTCTTTTGGGCTGGTAGAAATAAGTGGTATAGATTTAGATACAACTGGAGTCTCTCGTGACCAAGTTTTAAAATTTAATGGAACCAACTTTGTTCCTGCTGCTTTTGATGCTACCTTTGTGTTTACAATATCAGATTTTGATATGAGTGAATCAACTACTCCACAATTAATTGGAACAGGTTCGTGGAAAGATGTGGGGGATATTACATTTACAGCAACTTACAACAACGGCCCACCTGATGGGTTTGAAGGAAGTGGTTCAGGTGCACCAAAAATTAGAGGTTTCGTGGATGGTTCGGTAGAGAGTTCCTATGATATGTTTCCGTTGAGCTCAAGTTTTTCCACAGGTACTAATCCTATGGTTATCAATTATCCACCAAGCACTAATGATGATATAAGATTCAAATTGTTTGCTTCTGCCGGAACCGATACCGATGAAGACTTTACAGACCAAAGGATATATTTTAGAAACCAATTTGTTTACGGAGAGTTGAGTAAAAACAACGGATTCAATCAAGCAGACATAAGAACATTGGCAGCAGCTAATAGTATTACGGGTACTGATACAACACGAACACTTTCTGGATTATCTATCGGTGATTCAAATTATTTATCATTTGCACATAGAACAGGTGATACAAATGTTACACAAGTGTATTGTGGTAATAATCCAAATAGATTGACTGTTGCTATGGATAGAACAGATGCTACCACTAAAACACCTTTGAGAGA